TTATTTAATCTTCTTCTTGAACTCCAGCCAAGCCTTTGCATTTGCTATTCCTGAAAATCTGTGTGGACAATCTTTTCCAGTTACATCAAAATGCCTAATTATTGTCTTTGCCTTTCTGCAATACTTCTGAATGTATTCAATCACTGCTCTAGTTGCTGCTATCTGCTTTGCAGTTGGTTTATTGTCAACAATACCGGCTAACTCAATAGATACCTGATTATAGTTATTGCATTTTCCAAAATATGTACCACCACCTGTTTTGTAGCAGTTTTCATATTTATTTCCACCAACTGAGTAGCACGCATCACTTAATCTTCCACTCTGATAGATTATTCCATCTAAATCAATGATGAAATGTGCTCCTGCGTATACTTTTTTATTGTTATAGAAATAATTTGCATTTGCATAAGCTGTGTCTCTACCCTTGTTTCCTGTGTTGTGAATAGGAATGTATCTGACGTTTGCTCTTTTCAACTTTCTTTTTGCACAGAAAAATGTGTTGTCAGATGCAAAATACCTGTAAATTGTGTAGATTTTTTTGTCAGATGCTCTAAACCTTTTAGTCGTTATTTTTTTCTTTGCCATTTTCTATTTCTCCTTATCCTCATTCTCCATGTTCACACTTGTTTCTGTCTGTGACTTAATATTCTTAACCAGTGGCAATAAAAAAGCAGGTATATTAACACCTGCATCCTTGATATTCTCTAATATTGATATTAATTCATTGCATATTAGCCACACGGCAACTATACAAGCTATTAAAAACTGAAATGGAAATTTAAGCCCTATGGTATCTGTTGTGTACTTCAACAACTCGTCAACCACAACACCTACAACTACAAGCATCCACATGGAAATTTTCTTAAAAATCCCCTGGAAAGACTTATATGAGCTGATAGTTCCATCATCTCTGTATTTAGCTGCGATTAAACCTGTTGTGTAATCTACCACGTTGCAAGTTACAAGGAGTAGTACAGGAATGTACAATATTTCAAGCATTGATGACAACACACTGCTTATTGCTCCCACTATTTTCTTCAATAAATTTGCCTTATCCATATTCTTTTACCTCTTTTCTTTATTGTTTTTCTTGTCAAGACACTATTACTGTACTAAAGGTACATTTTTTTAGCCGCCAACATCTCTAATTTTTTCCATAAAACACCTACTTTCTGCCATATACTCTTACATATCTTGCTGACGTATTAGTCCAGCCGGACTCAAATTTCAGTTTTAAGTTTTTGATGTCTGCTACTATTGGAATTGTTTCATCACTTCCCGAATTTTGGTATTTCTTTACCTCAGAATTTATTGCTTTAGCACCACTCATTGTTCTTTCACCAGTTAAAAGCAAGTATCTTCCAGGTAAGTCAGTATCCTGCAATATGAAGTCGTAAGTAAAAGTTGCATTTGTTGTAAGCACTCCCTGTAATGTAACTACTGGTTCTGTACCATTATTCACATACAGAATTGCTGCTCCCGAAGCTGATGTCCACATTACAGTTATAAATCTTAATTCCTTATATGTTCCGTCAAGTACTAAATCTTCAAAATTCAATAATGTTCCATCACTGCTCTGTGCCGGCAGTGTTTTATCAAGTATTAGTTCCCAGTCAGGTGGTTTGAACTGTATTTGATTTCCGTTTGCATCAACCATTCCTTTGGCTATCATTCTTCTACCTCGCTTTCTATTGGGATGTTTGTTTCTTCATATTCTCTGTCGAAACCTACCGGGTCGTATGCTTCGTCATACATGACGTTGTCTCGCTTAATCTTCATTCCTTTGTCGGAATATGTATGTTTAAATTTTTTTCCGTTAATTGTTGTTTTTTCTGTTATTATCATTCTAATACCTCACTTTCATCCCAAGTTCCTGCATAATCTTCTTCAAACAGCGGAAACACCTCACATATTTCGTTTTTATAATCTTCAATTGCTCTAAACCTATCTGCATAAGTTGACCAATTAGTTGCTATTTTATAGCTCTCTAATAAATCTCTAGGAACATAAATGTAACAATCACCTTCTGTTAATGCGTAATTGGGGAAATTTGCTAATGATGAACATGGAACAACTTTCGATATGTAATTTATTATTATAATCTTCATAACCAAATTTGATTTGACAGACAAAGAATTTGTTGCAAAATAATTTTCTGCTTTAACACATACATATTCTAAAGAAGTCGAAGAAATACAAGTATTTCCATTGAAGGACACTTTAGGAATATATAACTTTTTCAATTTATTGCATCCAATAAAATCATTAGCATTCACTCTTGTAAGATTTCTAAATTCTATTTCTTCAAAACTTGAAGAATAACAAGTATTATTTCCATTAAAAGATTCCAATTTATTAGCTATTATTTTTTTTACGTTTGGCATACTACTTAAAGCATACATGCCTATCGATATTATATTTGGAAGCTCAATAGTTCCAACCATAGACCTGTTGCAGTAAAAGGCATACTCTTTTAATGATGTAATTTCATCGTTATAATAATTAGAAATACTATCAGATAGAAAAGAATTAAAAACTGTATTATTACCAATTCTATTTACCTTATCCACTAATGTATTTAAGTTATCATCAGATACATCAACACGTCTGTCAATTAATATATTTTTTAGCTTGTCCTTTAGCCTGACAAGGCTCTCTATTTCCCATATGCTAGTCATTGCTACCTCCTACACCTACATAGTCGTTGATTAATTCCTCAATTTTTTCATTTGTTATTTTTTCATAGTCATTTTCCGATACAAATTCAACATAGCTTGTTTCTGCGTTGTACAGTGGTACTGCTCCCGGTTTTCCGTCTGCCCCCGGTTTTCCGGGTTCTCCGTCTGCTCCGGGTTTTCCGGGTTCTCCGTCTTTGCCCGGTTTTCCGTCTGCCCCCGGTTTTCCGGGTTCTCCCTTAAGAGAAACAAGCCATTCCTTTTCTGTGCCCTCATAACCACCTTTTACTGCTATCTCGTAAGCTGATTTTCCATCATCTCCGTTTTTACCATTAAACTCGCCATTATCCACTCGTTTTTGGAGGTCTTCGGCTATGGATTTTGTATCATTCATTATCTTTTGCATGTCTGCTCTAAATCCCGGCTCATCATCTTCTGAAATGTATTCCTCCGGCTGTTTTCTCTCCTGCACAGGAATAACCAGAAACTTCTTAGTGGTCTGGCTGTTTTCATCAATGTACTGCAAATATGCCGTTATTGTTCCATTCATGGCAATTAAAAAATCAGGTATTTCTACCTGACTGTCTGTAATAATCTTATTTGATGTTTTGTCTGTATCATCATTTGAAAACTGAACCTCAACTCCATCAGGAATATCAAGGAACTCTATTCTTTGTCCCCGGTCATACTGAAATATCCGTGGAGCTGTAAGCCTGCATTCCTGGTCAAATCTGACCTTTATAACATTATCAATTCTTTCTATCTTCATAACTGCTCCTATTCCTCATAATTAGCTTCAATATCATCCGTCAGTGCCACAATCCCACTCAATGTACGTTTAAGCACCACAGTAGTAATTGTCTTTTCCGTCTCAACCAGATTTCCGTCTTCATCCGGTGAATATTCATTTACCTTGTAGCTTATAACATCACCCGGTGTTATAAATGGTAATCCCATCATTTTTAACTTTGTTGGTGTAAACTTAAGCTTGTTTTGACCTAACATGTATGAATTAATTATACTTATACAGTCAGCGGGGGTATATTGTTCTTTTAGCAGAAAACTGTATTTAACCGACATTGACGGCTTATCTGCTGTACCCTGTAGTGAATTTCCATTACTATCAATAATGTCAAATGCTTTACATTCATATACATTGTCTGAGTATTCCACACCATCCATGTCATAATTTCTCCCAACCTCATAAGGTGTAACACCCGGTGGTGTAACATATTCAAACTGTGCGGTGTGTGGATTATAAAAGCCAAACACTCCATTTAAATTGCATATGTAGCCAAGCAACTGCATTAATGTCATATTTGAAGAAAATGGCTTAATCCACAGAGTTACATTATCCATTGGTAATGTTGTTTCCTGCTGCTTAAAGTCAAATACTTCACCAAGATATTCAAACAGCTTGTCCCTAATTTTTTTAACCGTAGTAGTAGCTTTCTTATTTTTTGTTAATTTCTTTAAAATTTCACTTCCCTTAATATTATACTGACTGTCAAAGTAACCTGTGTACAACTCATACGGATTCCATTTACTCTGTCCTTTATTTACCGGCTGTAAATACTCATACCATGCAGACATGTCTAAATAGGAAGAACCACCCTGCGGTATTGTGTAATCGCAGTGAATAACATCTCCTTTTTTATAAAGTGTGCCTTGTACCCATTCGCCCTTATTATGAGAATCAACCAGTCCATAATCTCCTGATTTAAAAAAATCTGAAATTATTATGTTACTGTTTTCATCAAGATAATGTAAGTAATCATATGCCACTATATCCCTGAAACGTCTGTCGTTTTTCTTTTTACAGCTCTCTATCTTTCCGTCAAACAACACAATATCGTCTGTATCACTTGTATCAATGTAACCGTAAGACTGCTGCCAATGCTCTTCATCACGTCCGGAACTTACCAGTAAACGCACATCCAGTTTTTGAATAAGAATGTCTAAAGCACTTCCATCTGATGATTTATCCTGTATGGAAATGGTAATTGACGTACATTTGCTATTTATCATGATAATGCTGTTAAAATCATTTGTGATTGTTGTAACATCAGGAGACGTACCATCACTTTTTGCCTGAATTATGTTCATCTGAAGATTGCTCCAGTCTATTGAGCCTGTGTTTACCTTTAATACACTATACTCTGTAATGTCATTTAAGATTGCCGTTTTTAATTTGCCAACATTTGGAATATCCTGTGTACTAAATTCCAGTGACTGTATTTCATATGTCTGCTTAATGCATTCATAGTATTCTCCACTGCCACTTTTAACCACATCACCCTCATTGTATTCTTTGCTTAAGTCACCAAAAAAACCTCTGTAATGTGGGTCCTTTAAGCTGATAGTTACTTTTATCATCTTGTTAGTCAAATCTTCATCAATGTCTGCCACTGTAATTTCAAACTGGGAAGAATTACAGCCACCAGCTATAGGCTTGTTTTCCTCACATATGCTCTGTACAAGCTTCATACTTTCCTCTAAGATGTTACTGTTGGTAATATCAGCATGGTCTCCATTTGGGAATGATATTGTGATGTACTTTGGCATATTTTCATTAAGATATATTTCTTTGGTCTTATCACTAACGTTTAGCAATTGTACTCCTCCTTAATATTCAATCAATGCAATTCTTATGCTTTTATATATGATGTCGTTATCAGTATGTTTTGCTATGGAAAACTTAATATCCGGTATATAAGATGTCATTGTTTTATAACATAAGTCCTCTGAACACCAATACTTAACCTGTACCTTACGTTCCCTTCTGGACAATGTCACACCATCAATGACGGCTTTAATTTCTGCCCATTGTTTCAAATGCAGTCCCTCTATCAAATCAAATTCAATTTTGGTTTTAAAATTTGGTGACGTCTGCCTAATCAATAGATTTGCTGCATTTCTGCTTGCTTTCAGTTCAGTTCTCTGATTGTCGGTTGAATCATACGAATCTATTGCCATGTATTTTTCAGGGAAAACCGTGTCACCAAATTTAAGCAGATAACCTTCAAATTTTGCCATATGTTTCACCTCTTCCTATCCTTATGCAAATGCTGTATTGCCTGTTCTGTTCTTATATTTTTTGGCTTCAGTCTTAACCAGATTAAATACTCCGTCTGCATCACCCTCCAAATACACATTTACAACAATGTTGTCATCACTTCCACCTAATGTACCTCCATTTTCACTTTGCACATCTCTTAATGCCTGCTTAATTGTTTCAAGAGGTGCCTCAATGTTTGTTCCTTTTTTCTGGTCTCCAAGCACTGCCATAAATGGTGCCCTAGGTGGGATTACTGCTCCACGGGCAAGTTTCGGAATGGTAGGTGGTTCTGATGGCATTTTAAAATGCCAGTCTTTTCCAAAAATGTCTCCCAATGCTCCTGCAACATTTCCAATTGAATCCACAATGCCTTTTACAGCCGCATAAATTCCTTTCCATAATAAATTAATTCCATCAATAATAAGATTTATAGGTGTTTTAACTATGGTATAGAATGTGTCCCATACTCCTTTAAATATTTTCTTCACTCCATTCCATGCCTTTCTCCAGTCACCTGTAAATACTCCGGTGATAAAATCAATTAATCCACTGAAAATATTCTTAATGCCTCCAATTATTCCGGTGAAAAAGCCTTTAATGGTTGAAAACACCGATATAATTGCGTCTAATGCATTTTTAAATATTGTTCTAAAATACGTTACAACCGGTTCAAACACAATCTTTATTGCCGACCAAATAACTTTAAAAAATGTAACGGCCATGCTCCACACTGATTTTATTGCATTCCATGCCCCTACAAAGAAACCTTTTATGGCTGACCATGCAGTCTTTGCAGCCGACTGAATCACTTTCCATAATCCAATCCAAAAATTTCTGAACCACTCACACTTATTCCAGAGTAAAACAAATGCTGCTATTAATGCCGTTATTGCAATAATTATAAGTGATATCGGATTCATGCTCATTACAAGATTTAATGCTGTCTGTGCTGCATTTAAAAGCCATGTTCCTGCCGTCTGTGCTGCCATTGCTGCGGTCTGCAACCCTCTCTGAACAATATCCTTTAGCAATAATGCATAAACTGCTAACGTTTCTGCCTTATCTGCAACCCACGCAGCCACATTTTTCCAAATAGCTGCCGTATTTAATATTAAATTTTTTGTCATGTCAACAATATTTGAAATAAACTTTGTCAGCTTAATTCCGCTAATAGTTGCCCCCAAGCCTATAAATGCTGCTTCTATCGGGTCTAACCCATCATCAGTCAATCCCTCCAGGGAGCCTTTTACCAAACCAAAAGCACTTTTTACTGCATCTGATATAATACCAAACAAATCCTTAATAATTTTATTCCAATCTATATTTGAGAGGAACTGTCCGACATCTTTACCAATTGCTTCCCAATCTATCTGTTGCAGGAATGTGCTGATTTCATTAAATATCCCTATTATTGCCTTTCCTACAGTTTGTCCTGCTTTGCTCCAATCAATTGATGAAAAGAAGTTATTTATTGTAGTAGCTATTCCGCTTGCGAAACTTCCCCAATTGTATGTTGTGACAAATCCATATGCCATATCTATTGCCCCCTGTACAGCTGAACCAATAGTGTTGCCTAACAATGTCCAGTTAAAGTTAGCAATAAAAGAGTTAATAGATGTACCTATAAACGTTCCAAATTTGTTAAAATCAAACGTAGTTAAAAATGTATATGCAAATGTAAGTCCGGTATTTAATGCCTGTGCCACCGTATTCCCTAACGTATCAGCCAAATCCATTACACTAAAAAAACCATTTAACGTTCTTGCAAGCTTTGAGGCAATATCCTGGGCACTTTTTTGAATATCCGCCCACTTTATGCTTTTTAGTGCACTGTTTAATTTGTTTGCTACATAGGTACCTACCCCTTCCCAGTCACCGGAATTAATCAGTTTTTTAATATCATCAACCCATCCTGTGCCTACTTCTTTTGTGTCAAATACAGGTGCACCTGCTGCGGAACTGTCTTCATCACTACTATCCTGCTGCATTATGTTTAATTCATCATATGATGCGACCTGATCCTTCTTAGCCTTGGCATTTTTCTTTGTTGCTTTCGTGTTTCCGTCTGTAGCTTTTGTGCTGTCATATAACTGTTTTGCCAATGCACTACTTTGTGCTATTGTCTTGCCAAATACTGCCGACATAACATTTGCCATATAATTAGAGAAAGTAACCAGCGCTGAAAGAACGGCTTTTATTCCTGGTAACACAAATGCATATAATGGTGCAAATGCTGTAAGAAGATTTCCTTTTATCTGTGACAATGATTTTGCCATGTCATCATCAGATGTTATTACACTCTGAAAAGCTGACCTTAATGTTCTTAAAGCCTTTGTAAGCATTGAAAATACAAACACTTTTTTAACCATTCCACCAAGTTTTTTGCCAAGTTTATCTACTTTACCTGATACACCTGATATTAACTTTGGCACAGGGTTAATTTTCTTTGCCAAAGTATTGCCCATTGTTCCGGCATTTTTTGTAGCCCCAAACATTTTTCCATTTAATTTTTGGGTTGCATTTGACATTTTGTTTACCAGAGATGTTGCCTTGCCTGTTGATTTGCCTGCACTTTCTTCTTTCTGTGACAATTCAGCCATTTTCTGTTGTAGAATTTCCACCTTGTTTGCTGCATTGGTTACATTGTTTTGTAATGTTTCCATTTTTCCTGTGTCGTCTGACCCAAGAGTAAAAGCCTTTCCATTGTTCTTAAGAGATTCCATTGAGCTTTCCGTACGTTTTAAAGCTTCATCCACCTTATCAACGTCCTTGCCCATTCTTATAAATTCAACATCAAATTCTGAACCTCCTGCATCTTTAAATCTTTCCTGTTCATCCAACAATGCCAACAATTTTGTTTTTAATTTTTCTGCCTGTGCTTCCAAGCTGGCATACTGACTTGTTGGAATCTCCTGATTTGCAAATTCGTTAAGTTTCTTTTTCGCATTATCTAATTCAAGCTCTGCTTTACGCAGTTGTTCATTAAGAGACATCATCTTACTTGACATTCCATCAGTAGCTGTTGATGCCGTAGCTGATGCCGACTGGGACATCTTAGCCATATCATCCTTAGCTTTGGCATTCTGTTTTGTAGCTTCTGTGTCCCTTTTAACAGCAGATGTTTCTTTATCAATTTCTGCTGTTGATTCTGACGTATCTATTGTAAACAGCTTTTCCATGTATCCGCTCAATGTTTTCAAAACTCCTTTTAAGCCTTTTGTTGATGAACTCATGGACTTTATAGTGTTTTCAAAATCAGTTTCGTCTATTTTTGTATCAAAATTTAAATATCCATCTGCCATTTTTTTACCCAAAACTAAAGAGGATACTCTATATACCAAGCATCCTCTTTAACTCTTCTCTTTCCTTTATTTCTTCTTTGGTGTACCTGATTTTCAAATCCACCATATCCTTATTTTTTTTATAAAATTCCATTTCGTTCACTTCAAGCTTTTTACCGTTTTGCCGTTTTGCACGTATATTCACAACCTCACTGAAAAGGCTTTCACCTATTGCCGTGTAATATCCCATAAAAGTCCACCAATGCACATATTCCAATGCTCTGACCTCCATCCCTGCCACCTTATTAATCGCCGAAAACACTAATGCTTCATCCTGTTCCCAGTCCATAAGCTTAGGTGTGTCATTTTTCTTGTCTTCCATTCCTAAAGTCAAAAAATCTATGGCTTTTGCATATGCCTCCTCATAATTATCTTCATTCATATTTTGAAAATTCTCATAAAGAATTGTTAGGCATACCATATATTTTTCCTGTGGTGACAACTCTTCGTCGTTGAATGCTGAAAAAATCACAAGAATGTCTCTGAAATCCGTTCTTATTGGTTCATCCGTCCCATCAACTTCTATTGATTTTGGCAGGACACCTATCATTTAACGTACCTCTTAGTATATTTTCCCATTCTCTTTTCTGATTCAGCGACTTCCTTTTTCACTTCTGATTCTACTATTGGGATAACTGCATTTATTACACGCATAAATAAAAATTCACCACCTACAAGTGCAAGGGGTGATTGATGATTGAATATAATATCATGAACGTCTGAATTAAAAATCTTATCCATTTTTTCATAAACTGTTTCTTCTGCCTCTTTTAAAACTCCGGCAAATGTATCTTCAGTGCTTTCCTTCAGCTTTTTCTCTAAATCACTAAAATCTGATAATGTATCCTGCATTCTGGTTACAATGCCAAAATCCTTCGGATTGAATCTTACTACTCTGTTTTCATCACCATTAACACAAAACTCCTTATATCCTTCATCAAAACTAATACTCTGCATTTACGTTTCTCCTCTCATATTGCAAAGGGGAATTTATATCCCCTCTGCGTTTTTATTTTTATTTATTTGCCGGTCTGTGATGCCGTACTTGAAGCTGCCTTAAAAGTAGGTACCTTATTAGCCAAAGTAACTGTTCCTTCCACTCTGTTGCCGGCAAAAGCAACATTGAACGGAATGTTAATTCCTCCCTGTGATCCACCGTATGACTGTGGTTTTACAATCACATCCTCTGTCCATGCCTTATGTGTTGCCTCTGAATCACCTTCAATTAAAACTTCAAGAATCTGTGTCTTACAGTCATCTCCTGTAAGTCTGTTCATTGCAATGTTTCTAAGGTTCTCATAAATTGCATCATCAGGATTTGCATAATACGGATCTGCATCCATACTTGGCTCATATCCATTATCATTAACTGATGTTTCATCAAGAATGTTCTTGACAGTGCTGGTGTCAGGATTTAATTCAACTGACATATCCTCAATGTCCTTACCAAGTAAGAACCACTTCGGTGTTCCTGTTCCACCAAATGTTGCATCTATGAAGTGCAACAGATAACTTCTTTTTAACTTCATTTTACTCCTCACTTTCTAAAGTATATGTTGCATATATCTGTATCTGATACATGCAGCCATCATTAATGTCTCCTGTTGGTATCTGAAATAACATGGCATTGGCACACTCAATTGACTTTAAAAAGCCTTTTCTCTTTTTATTATCAATAACAGCTTCTATCTCATATTCATTCTCACATATTAATTCCAACCAGTATGACAGTTCCAATAAAAAAGTGCTGTTTGCTAATCTGTCATAGTCATTAAATGCCTGATTAATAGCATACAGCACAAAATTATGCTTCCTTGTCTGATTTCCAAGTATGTCTTCCTTTATCTTTGTATCTCCCGTTGAAGATAAACCAAAGTCAGAGGGTTCATTTCTTGTAAAATCAATGTGTATTTTGTTAGTAAACTCCTTCATTTTCGGATAATTAGTTAATAACTCTTTTACAAGTTCAATTATATTCAATTAGAACTCCTTCCCATTGCTATAGCAATAGCACCCTTTAAAATATCGTCCTTATGGTCTGCTTTCATTCTCTCAAACCACAGCTTGCCTGCTAACGGATGTCTCTCTGTTGAATAAGTAAGAGGTCTACCTGTCGGTTGCTTTTTGGGTGGTGACCAATATCCCACAATTATTCCATTTTCCTTTTTGGGAATATTAGGACCGTAAACCTCGCCATAATACAAGTATCTTGCATATGGTGAATTGTATTCTATTTTGCCACTTCCAATAACAGTACCGGCTATTGCTGATTGTATCATTGCTCCTGTATCCATTGGTGTATACGGAACCATTAGCCTTAATACTTCACTGTCTATAAATTGCTGAATCGGACCGCCAACAGCAAAAAGCTTTCTCTTTTCCTCCATTGCCTTGTAAAAGTCCTTATCATTTAACCTGATTTCATTCTTCACCTAATCACATCCTAACTCGTAATGCCACATTCTTTTGCTTCCAAAAAGACATGGTTCAACAGATGATACAGTATAAACCTTACAGTTATTTCTTAATTGTCTGTAGCTGTCTGATTTTGCCTTTTCTGACGTATTATCAATCTTTAACGAACATTTGCCTATTACAATCAAATCCCCGTTCTGAAATGGCAATTCTTTTAGTGTTGGCACAGCCACAAACAATGCATGAGAGGCTTTCTCACCATCTTTTGAGTTTTTGGAGTTATCCTGCTTTTCAAAGTAAGCTTTATATGTTTTACTTCTGTATCCAACCAACTTTTCAAAATGAGTTATTACTCCATTTGTCAACATATTAATACCCCCTGTACAATAAGCCACTGTTAGCAAGCCATTTAAATATAACTTTCTTTTTATTGCTTTCATATCTTTGGCTAATATTTTCGGAAGATTCATATGTAACGGAATAATTTTTTATCTTCTCACTTGATATATTTGAGGGATTTTCATTCTTTCTCTCCTGATAATCAGAAATAATCTCTACCAATTCACAACAGCAGTTCTGTATCTCCTCGCCATATTCCGTCATTTTCTTTAAGCGGTTAAATGTATACATGTCAATAAGGCTCTGTGCTTCAAGAAGAAGTTTACGGAACCCGGTGGAATCTACCACCGGTGCTCCTCCACAGTATTCATTTGCATAATAGTCATATGATGTGTACCACACTTTCACCACTTCCTTACTGTGCAATCATTGTTACTGCCTGTGTAACTGCTTCTTTTGCGACAGTAACGGTTCCTGTTACCTTAACCTTATCCTTGCAGGTTACTGAATATGGATATGTACCCGGTCTAAGGTTAAACACAGCTTCTCCGGATGCATTTGTTTTAATGTTTGAACCATTAACATTTACTCTTGCACCTGAAATAGCAGCCGGTGATTTTGAATTATCATCCTTAACAGTAAACGTTACAGTCTGTGTTGTAACAGCTGTTGCCGGTTCAAGATAAGCAAAAGGACATCCAACTCTGTCCTCATCCATACGTGTTGCAGGATTTGGAAGTGCCCAACCTATTCTAAATACTACTCTAAGGGCAATCATATCCTGCTGTGCAAGGTTATACACTATTTCCTTGTTTATTGGATCCTGAATAACACCTTCTGTTAAAATCTTTGTTGTAATATCCTGTCTAATTGAATAAACAGCCTGAGAGAAATCTCCTGCTACTAACTGTGCAATGGACTTGTTAAATGCTCCATTAACAGGAAACTGCATTGGTGTTCCATCAAGAGCATATGATGTTGCGTCCTGCATTGACTTAACAAAGATAGGCTGTCCTGTACTATCCTTGATTCCTCTTAATTTTGCCTTCATGTTAGTAGATGCAATAACACCACTTACTGAATAGCCGTCATCCTCAACCTTTGCAAATACTCCGTCCTCACAAAGAATCTTGTCATAATAATTTGGATTTGAACCAAGTGAAACGTTGTTGCCTGCCTGTCTTGCTAATGTAATAATATCATTCTGCCATTCTGCCGGCCTGTTTTCACCAAAGATAATAGCACTATCAACTCTCTGGCCAATAGCTTCAATTACTCTTGGTGTAACCTCTCCCATAATGTCAAATTCTGAATCATCAAGAACTGCTTCCGGAATAGGTACAATTACTGCAAGTTCTGCTGCTGTCAACCATACATTATCCCAAGCCTGCTTTGAAGTCTGCTTCATTCCTGTGTCACCGTTTACCCAATATGCTGTAGGTAAAAAGTCTAATACTCTGATACGTGTCTGTTTAGATGTCATGTTAGGTAATTTCTTCGCCATAGCCATAAATGATGATGACTTTGGTACATCCTGAGCAATAGCATCTACAATCTGTTCACGGATAAGTGCTTCCGCATTTTCTCTGTTAATAATATTTACTGACATTTTTTATCTCCTTTTCTTTAATCTCTTGCAAATAAGCTTCTAAATGCTTCATTTGCTCTTGCTTTTTTGTCATCAGGATCAGTTCCACCCTGCATTGGTCCCGGTGTTGAACTAACTACATAAGGTACTTTTTTGTTGGATTCAAACAAATAGCTCTGTTCCTTAACTATTCCGTCAAATGCTGCCCTTATGTCCTTGTCCTGATTCTTGCTTGATTTGAGAGCCTCAACATCAAGAAATGGCATTACTGCCTTAATGTCTCTGGCCTTGTATTCGCTAGCAATACCCTTTACCAGGTCATTAAAATCTCTGTCTGCTATCTTCTTCTCATAATCAGCTTTGTTTGTTGCAATCTCATTTGTAAGGTCTGTAATTTTACCTTTAAGTTCTGCAACATCTACTCCCTCAAAACCCTTAAGTTTCTCCTGAGTTTCATTTAGCTGCGTTTTCAAGGCCTCAGTATCTCCCTTGGCTCTTTCGATATCAGCTCCGTTTTCAGCCATGATTTTTTCAATAGCTTCCTTTTCAATTCCTAAATCCTCTAAGAATTTTCTTTTCATTTTTACATCCTTTCCGTTACGCTTTTTACGTGGTTGCGTCACATACATTTGATATTCTGAACATTTTTACGTCTTATTCAGGACCATATAAAAAGACAGCTTTTCGACTGCCTGATTTACTTTATTATTTGTTTTTTCTTCCGGTTAGTGTAAGCAACAAAACCGTGACACATATAATCAATGTAATCTGTACTGATGTTACCATGATGTACCTCCTTTTGTTGTTTTTAGGGTATAAAAAAAGAACCTATCTCTAAGTCCTTAATTAATAATTATTAAATTTATAATCCCGGTGTTATCTCCTTAATGCCTTTGGCTGCATTATAGATTTTTCTCATTATTGAATTTTCCTGCAAGTATTCTAAACCTTTTAAGGTAATTCTCATATTGTCATACTCAACAATGGTTTCTCCTGTTATGCTTGTGCCAACTCTTACACCTTTGATATAACCAACATCAGCCATCATCTCTATGTAACGTGACCAACGTTCCTTTGATACTCCAATTGCTTTATGGTCAATTACTGATATGTCAAATTCAGGCAAATCCATTGCTTTTTCCAATGTTGACAGAATCTTGTATACTGCTTTGAAATTATCCATATTGTCTCCTTTTGAAACTAAAAATACCACCCAGCCTTTTGCTTGGTGGTATCTAGGAATTTAGGCTTTCTGCGAAATCCCATTGTTCTTTCCTTAAACGCCTGTATTCCTCTAACTTTTCAGATGTTCCCTCTGGTGAGCCTTCAATAACTTCATAGCCTTTTTCATTAGAAAAACACAGATATTGTTCTATTTCACTCCATATTCTTTCCATCTCTGGTGTTTTTGGTAATATCATATAGAATCACTCTCCTAATAACTGCTTAACTCTGTATTCCGTATACACTTCATCATACTTTCCTTCATCAAAGTTGTCCGAAGCATAATTACTTATGTTATTAACATTGTAACCTTTCTCAATAAGTTTATCAATCTTTTTCTTTGATTTATGCCTAATCCAATAAAGATATTCACTGCTATCAATTATTTCACCATGTCCTATTCTATAAGATTGTGCATCCATCCAATGTATGTATTCATGCACATATGTACTTAATACATTTTTAGGGCTTGCAGCATCTTTTTGTAATTCCAGCAGTTTTAATCTGTTACCTACTGCTCTATCAACATAAAGTTCATTTTTAACCGGATTATATGATGCCAAGGCTCCTGTTTGCATTTCTGAACTATTTATAATTAAAACTCTTGGCAAATTATCCTGATCTGCTATGTTTAATTTTTGTAATGATTCAGTTATACTCAAATCAATTGTATGCAGCTCTTTAGGTTTAAGTCTGACATTATTAGAAACATATATATTGTTTTCCGCAGTTAAAATTTTATAAGTTGATATATTAACTCTGCCTCTATCTACCTCAAAAACATTATTCTTATCTAAATTTACCGGTTTAAATAATTGCTCCCCAGAACTATCCTTTTTTATTTTTGTATTTCCAATATTCTTCAGTCCATCAACATTAACTCTGTCTCTATGCTCCCGCAATCCCATTTTTTTACTGAAATCACTATATTTTTGCGATACTGTCTGGTATCTGCACCGTGCAGCTATTACTTCATCCGAATCGTCTGCTAATCCTGATTCTTTTAATAACTTAATATCCTGACGGTATTTTCTCATCAATGTTTCAAGCCTGCGTTGATATTGAGTAGCTTCATACTTGTTATATTCCTTGCCATTGTACTCTTTTTTCTCGTTTTCCTGCCTGTTTAATTCTTCCAATTGTTCATCCGTGTATGTTCTAACTGAAATGCCGGGAATGAACGGATAAAATGTATGTCGGCAGTTTGCTCCACAAAGTCCATCCACCTCACCGTAACCTGTTTCCTTAATAAATGACTTATAAAGAACTCCGTCTTTCTGTTTTTCAGCGTTCGGATTATCCTTGTCCCAGTAAAATACTCTTCCCTGCCATACCTGATGAGTAGGCCTTGCGGTTGAATGCCAACTTACTTCAACAAATTTTGTATCCAGTTTTTTTGCATTATCCTCACTTATTTTACTTGTTACCTGATTTAATCCTGTAAGAACCGCTCTTCTTGCTGCAACATCTATTCTTGTGGATATTCCTGAATCATAATTGATACTTCTCACTCCGCTTTTCGTCATTTCATCAGTTACTTTTCTAATTATGGAATTATAATCAAAAGTTCCATTTAATGTATGCATTACAGCATTATCCATTGTTTTCTTAAAGTAATCATCAACTGTCTGAAACTGTTTCTTTCCGTTTGGTTGCTGAATGGAAAATCCCATTGTCTTTGTAATGTTTTTTAATTCATTTGTTGTCTGTTTCTTAGTTGCAGTTATTAGCTGTTGCAAAGTCACATTATCATCAAATGAGATAAAATCCTGACCTACAGCTTCATATAAAGTTTTATCCCTTAAATATCCCTCTTTCAAGGTATCCGAATAAAGCACCTCTATTTCACTATCTGTCATATTTAAAGCTTCTTTAATGTGCTTTTTTATCTCACTTTTTGATTTTCCCATACCATACAGTCTGCTTAACTCCCAATCTGCAGTCCTTGTTATTTCCCCGGTTTCAATTATTCGTCTTAATATATCCGACATTATTTCATTTTCTAATGCTGTATATATATTCTCGATATTTTTCGGAAAAAGTTCCAATTCATCTGATTTGTACACTATTCATCATCTCCTGTTGTGCCTTCCTGCTGACCGGCTATTTTTTGCTTTGCCACCTCTTCTGTCTCTCCATACCATTTCATTCTGTATTCAACCAATGACATTGCACCCATTGCCACATCTGCTCTATCTGTAGAACGTGCTTTTTCTGAGTCCACAACAATGCTGTCGTCCCATTCAAATGAAGTATTAATTTTCCCTTCAGGAGCTAATCCATATATGCTTACCCAGAAGTCCATAGCGACTATTAAACCATTTAAAGCATTCTGCAACGCAAGTTGTGTGTCTGAAACCATTGAATAAGAGCGTTGCTTGCTTGTTTTTATTTCTTCTGCTGTCTTATCCACATTATTTGGATCTGAAAGCGTTCCATAAGCCAAATTACAATCAAATTCTACACGCTTTAGTTGATTGTTAAATCCATTGTAAAAACTCTGGTCTCTTATGTCAGGAGAATATACGTCAAGCAATGGTTTATCTGTTGCCCCTGAACTGTATTCTACTTCTCTATATAATCTGTCTTTTCCACCTGGATACTCAAATTTGCCTGTAGACTTATTAAGTTTTAATAAACTTTCTGCAATATGTATTGCTGTTTCCTTTGAAACGAACTCCCAATCAATCTGTGAATATCTTTCATCTGCCAATTTTATTGAATCAATTGCCTTGGAATACACAGAAACCCCAATTGGTGATGTGGAATCTACTGTGTTTGCCAAAGGTACTTTAAAAAAGCCAAATGGTAACTTGCTTACATTCTTGAACTTGACTTCATTCTCCAGCATCTTCCACTTATCAACTGCTGTAATTTCAACCTGTGTTCCCAATATTTCAGGATTTGAACTTACAAAAGCCATATTTTCAATTGTTAAAGTATCATCTTCTATAATGTCTCTTTCTAGCCTTGTATAAATTTTCTTGTTTTTTCTAAACTGCTCTGTAAAAATGCAGTCTGTTATGTTTCCTGAATCATCAAATGATATAGGGAAAAAGCAGTCAGCTTGTATGTACTGAACTGCTAAACCATTTGCAGTTACGTATGGTTTAAATATTAAGCTACCTTTAGCACATCCATATTCCACATACTTTTTTAAGCTTTCTAAAGCCTTTGCATAATATTTTTCTATGTAGTCTGCTCTTTCACTTCCGGTACACTCACTCTTAAGCTCAAGAGTAACTAATCTTGCTATTTCCTGTGCTATACTTGCAGGAAGATTACAATTTTCATCATTCTTTTTTAACCAGGGTGATTTACCCTCATACATTGCACTCCATAATTCAATGTATCCTGCCATTGCTGTAAGATAGGATAAATCAACCGGTGTTTGGGAATTTTTATTTAATACCTTTCCTATTTGCGAAACCATATTTGAAAATCTCATACCTTACACCTCTATTCATATCTGATAAATCTACTAATATCTCTTTCAAATGTATATTCAAAGGCATCTAGTGAATCAATGTCACTTGTGCCATCATCTAATCGTTCATCTTCTGTTAAATTCTTCGGATTCCATAATGCTCCACATAAAGCATTTTCCAATGACCTGCAATGCTGTCCCATGTATTTTAATCTGCCCTGTCCCATCATTCTCTGAACAAATCTTATTCTGTCATTAATTGGTATCTTCATTGCATTTTCTATTCTTAACCAGCCTAATCCATTCTTTCTTGCTGTACTTCTTAAGCCTGCTATTAATGTCTGCTCTGCACTATCACAATACACGTGTGTAATAAATCCATACAGATTTAAAACCTTTAAGCAAAAGTCAACAAATAACTTTCCAAGCTTTTCCGGGTCTATATCATTCTGTGAACAGTCCACCCATTCGGATACCAATGGCACAATGTTCATGTACCCCCTTGTATAACCTGTGGCACAAAACGCATGTCCCGAACCACTTCCACCAAAGTCAACACCTATGTTGATTTCCATTATGTTCAATGGTTTTTCATAAATCTTAAATGGATTAGGTATCTGTGCCTGTGCATCATTAAACAACTTATATACTGCCCCTTCTGCTGCAACCCACAAACCTCTTATGTATCTGTCATAATAAACAGTGCCTTTATATTCATTACACAGATTTTCAACAAATTCCTTTGGTAGAAAAGGATTATCAAATATTGTGTATTGCTGACAATATATATCTGCATCAGAATCCAGAAACTTCTTAAACCAATGATTTGGATTATCCGGGTTACATGCACCATCAAAGCAGCTGTAAGGCTTATCCATACGTGACTTTAATAATTCAAATACTTCTTTGTTCCACTCTGCAACTTCATCACCATAAACATATTTTAGTGACGAACCTCTAAGCTTTGATACCTGACTTATTTTTTCAGCACCCAGGCAATAAGCATAATCTCCAAATATGCTTACAATGTTATTTGAGCCTATGTCTCCAATAATGTTCGGCCCATATATTTCTCTCATTGGTTGCAGAACGTTTCTTTCAATAGTTCCTTTGGAAACTCCTATGATTGCATTCAGTCCATCTTTGCCTATTCTTTCTCTAACTCTTGATGGAATAGTATACAGGTTATCCATATATGACTTCCCTGAACGTGTTGCTCCGGTCTTTATGTTGTATCGGTGATATGCGTTCCTAACAAACTCCATCTGTTTATCACTTAGAACCATCAACATCACCTGCCTGCTTCTTAATTTGCATTAACAATTCATCAACTTTGGATAGTTCTCCCTGATTTGTTCTACCTGTAGCTCTATCTACCTGAACATTTAATAAATCTATTCTGGCTCTTTGTTCCGGTGTTGCCATATCCATATGATCCGATAACCAGTCTAATGCTTTCATTCTGTCTAATAACTTTACTGATACACTTTCTGTTTTCCCATGGGACATTTTAATTTCGCTTATAAGCGTTCCATCCACTTCCTGAGAATTTTTTAATGTTCCAAAGTTTATGCCTTCTCCACTTCCAAAATCCAAATATTCACTAATATCTGCAAAAGCAATATCCATATATTTTTGAAAAATGTCCTCTTCTGATAACATTTCCCTGTTTAATCTGTTTTGTTTTAATTCAGTAATACATTTTCTTATCTTTTCCTTTTGCAACAACCTGCAACCTGAAACTGCTGCAACATTATATTTAACACCATAGGCTTTCATATATGCTTTGGTTGCATTGAAACACCGGATATAATAGATACAAAATAGTCTCTGTTCATCTGTTAAATTATCACTGTCAACTACCTGCTCCACCTCTTCAAAAGAGGTATTATTTTGTATGCATACTTTTTTCTTTTTTGTACGCGTACTTTTTTGCCCTTTTCGGTTCCAGTTGTATCTTGTCTTCCAAGATTTTACAGTGCTAATTGATACACTATATTTTTCTGCTATTTCTTTATATTTCAGACCATTCATATAGTCTGTTTCTGCCTGTTCATATTTTTTTAATTCATTGCTCACAACACCACCTCTCTCATTTCAAATTTTTACGCATCAAAAAAGACACCTTTAAGGTGTCTTTCAACTTTGCCAATTAATCTTCAGTTATTTTCTTTAAAAATTATTTTAAACATAAAAAACAACGCAATTCCTAAACTTGTAATTGTCGTTACAATTAGTATCTTAAACAATATATAAATCTCATCATTCCATATTCCCCCATAAATCAAAATAATAGATACAATAACTGCAATAAACAAGTATATGCAACAAAAGGCATACGAGAATAAAACCGTTGAGTAGTGCTTTGTATCAATTAACATTTTAACATATCTATTTTCATGAATGGTTAATAAAATTGATAATGCTGTAATCACAAATCCTAACATCACGCCCCATATATCGAGCATCATTTTACAATTATCAATACCTTCTTTTAACCCTATCTTGTTCTTTGGTATTAACATACTCACACTTACTAAAGCAACTACAATTGGTGTTAAACTTATCAAAAGCTTATCCATAATATGGATGCATCTAGACTTGCTCATAATTTATTCCACCTTTTCACAATTTTCTGATACTACCAACTCAAAATATGAACTTATATTTTCATACATATTTTTTGAATCAATAGATCGATTCTTTTCCTTAACAAATGTTACTTTATTTACAAATTTGTCTGATAGTAAATCAATATTTTCTGATATTTTATCTTGACTAACTCTAAATTTTTCTATATCTTCTCTATCTTTTTTTAATATTTCTTCTAATAAACCATACGACATAGGTAAATTAAATCCCTTATATCCATTCTTTTTTGTTTTCCTCTTTCGCAATATAATTTCATATGTCTCAACTTCATCAAATTTTTCCTTCACAGCAAATATAGATGTCCTTTCCATTAATTTATTGTGAAGTATAGAATTATTCCTTATTGTAATATCAAACAAACTATAGTCTTTTTTTGTATTCAATTTCAAATATGCATCCATATTCAATATATTTGATAGTTGCATATATTCTATTAAATTAGATTGTTCCATAAAATATTGAGGTATTGCTGATGATCTGGCTCCATTAAAATTATATTCAATTCCAAATACTCCATACTCCTTAAAATATACACCATGCGTTATTTCTGCTATATTCTGATTTTTATCTATATAGTTCGTTAAACTCTCTAACTTTCCATCCTTTTCTACGAACGGTATAATATCCCTTCTACTTAAAACAATCCTAAAATCAATCCTATTTTCTGAATCATTATCGATAATCATAAACAATTTATTTCCTGATTTTACTTTTATCATAATGTCATCATCGTTATCTAATTGCATTTTTTTAATTTGCGAAAAAACACTGCTTATTATACTACCTGCCTTATTATTTGAACGTTGCAAATTTCCTTTTGAATCTCTATGGTACATTATTGCATCATAATAATATATACTTCTAGATACTGTACTCTTTTCCTTTGCCATTTTGAATCCCTCCCCAGTATTTTCTTTCATCATATCCCATAAGCTGACAAAATACAACAAAAAAGAACAGCCAAAAGACCGTTCCTTCATGAAAAAAATATAAAATACTAGGGGGAAACCATCAAGACGAAACAAAAATGTCATCTATCAAATTATCACAATACTATTTTAGCACGGGTCAATGTGACATTCTATGACAACTTTAATATTTCCTCGATTTCAACCAAGGCTAATCCATGCAGCCTTAGAACATGCCTATATGAAATGTTCATTTCCAATGCTATCTCTTCCCATTTCTTCATCAGGCAGTAGCGTTTGTACAGAATGTGCTCATATTCGTCGTTTCTAAGCATATGTATAGTCTCCATAACCTTTGAACGTATTCTCACAAATTCCCTTACCTTTTCATCCAGTTCACGTACTTTTTCGTCTATCTCGCACACGGTATTAGCCATTTTATCCTGTGAAACACTGCTTAAAACCTTTTCATCACAATTCAATGCACTAATTCCCACTGCAAGCTCCTTAAGCCTTTTTATTTCATCCTGAAGGTCTCTTATCTGCATTTCCATATGTCTAACCTGCCCCAGGTACTCCTTTGCTGTTATTTTCTTATCTTCCAACCTCTTCAATCCTTTCTCTTATTTTTCTGCATAAAAAAACCAACCACCGAATACTGGTAGTTGGTTGCGTATTTATCAGTTATAATGATTATTAAAATGTTATTGTGTCAAGGAGAACAGGCTTGCATGGATATTTTTGTTTTATAGAACGAAATTTACACTTTGGACAAGTATTATATATTATTCCCATGTTATCATCTTCTTCATGTACTCTAATCTTCTTGCCTAAATCGTCATAACAATTTGTACAATAAGGTCCTTCGTTTCCAAAATAATACGCCCCATCTTTGAAAACCTTTTCCATATTTTCATCCTGCTTTTGTTTTAATATCCTCAATTCTTCTTTGAGTTGCATATTTTCCAAACTTAACTCATATATTTCTTTACTAACCTCTTCAAGTTTTTGATACAACTCATGGTTCCCTGCATCAGATACTGTCTTTGTTATGCTTTTAATATTTTCTATTAATGACATATTTCCCCCTCTTTCGCAATTAATACCTAGATTATACCATCCAAACTACCAATATTCAATTGTCAATGTACCTTTCTTCTTAATCTCTGCCCTTAGACTTAATTAAGATCCATAAGACCATAACCCAAGCTATAAGCAGTATGTTTATTGCTCTCATCTAATCACCTTCCTTCACAATTTCATAAATAATATCGTTATGATAATTACCGTCTTTATCCTTAATGGCATCTCTTAATATATGCTTCTTACCATTATATTTCTTGATAAAATTATCATATCCTCTACAAGCTGGATTGCCACTAATAGCTCTCCATTCAACTCTATGTAATGTATTTACTAATTCTTCTAACTTATCAAATGTATCTCTTGCAACAGTAAGATTTCCTCTATCGAATGAAAATAGTCCGAAGTTGTATGCTCTTGACGCGTAGTAATCTATTGAATAACCTAAATATCCAATTAGTTTTTCATTTTCATCTACTATTGCATACTGAAACCTACCTTCATCCGGACATTCAATTATATTAGGAATCCAGTTCTCTAAACAGCCAGTCACATACATCATGTCGGTTGTGTATAGATATTTCTGAAATTCCTTTGTAATTTGCTCTTTATATAAAATTGCGGGTACTAACATCTTCTTCACCTGCCTTTTCCACTATTTCCCGACATTCTATGTATATCCCTATTTTGCTTGCCATTTTATCAGCCATATTAAACAATCCATTTTCTATAAAAAGTTTTTGCTTATCGTCTAATTCCTGTATTTTATTATTGATTTCGTATACAACCTTATCCACGTCATAGGCTGTTGGCTGTGCATCAATAAGCATTTTTCCTGCTTGTCTTGTATCTTCTGCAAACTTACTTGCTCCCACAAATACTTCATTAAAGTCTATTTTATCTGCATCTATTAATCTCATTCTGTTCACTCTCCTTTTTCCTGAAAAATTCATAAAAAGATTTTGGCTCAACAATTAACCTCTTTTCCTTTCCACATTTTGTACATATGAATTCTGCTTCCTCGCCCGCCCAAATTGAATGTAATGCATAAACATGGGGTCTGCATAAGCATTTAATTCTTGTTTTGTTTGCTCTATAATCTTTTATCTCGTTTTTGATATTAATTACTATCTGCTCAATTATACAAAGTACAACAACTATTCCAATGCCTGTAAATAATCCAATTAATAGCCTAAGAATATTCATTCCTAATCACCTCACTAACTCCTCTAACTTAACCCTAAATCCGTCAAATCTACGTTCTTTAATGTAAGTTGCTGTATCAAAAAACATTAGGCTTTCCGTTTCGTTATCAAATCCCATAGACACCTCATTCTGTGTCAATGAGCCTTTTAGCAGATTTAGAATTAGGTTAATTTCTTTTTTTACTTCCTCATTCATCTTCCTGCTCCTCCTTACATTCTTCTAAAAGGTCTAACACTCTTTCAATACTTATTTCTACTTGTTCCATTCTCAATGAAGTACATTGACCTACTGCATACTCCTCCAGCTTCTCTTTAAATAACTTCACATCTACAACTTCTACTTCTTCCTTTGGAACTAAGATAAAGTACTCATCCCTAAATCTAATCACTGTCTGTAAACAATAGGAACTAAACCCTATATTATAATAGTTATTACCTGGTATATGATATTTTAAGCTATAATAAGGCTCTTCGACACTGCCAGTGACTATTATTCCTAACTCATCTACTTTAATTTTATCCGGTTTCTTAGATATAGCATTTTCTAAATTATCACTCATCCTCTTCTCCTTTCAGTTCCTCTTTCAACTTATCCAATTCATTCCAAATATCTTTAATTGCACTGTTGTAATGTTTGTATTTTTTCTGATGTAAATTATAAAATTTCTCTTCATTTATCTTGTACATTGCTTCTGTAATGTTCATGATATTAGCAAACATATCATCTATTGCTTTTCTATATGCCTTATCGCAACATTCTTCTGCTAAATAATAATCTACATAATCATCACCAAGCACGTCTTGAGCTTCACTCCATAATTCACGTTTTAATTCTTTTAATCTATCTTCCATCTTCCTGCTCCTCTCTGTATGGCTCTGGTAGTGGCATCCAGGCATCTATAACCTCTGCCACATATTCATTTATTCCTTCAAATATTCCGGCTGATTTATACTTCAATTCCGTTACAAGTCCGTGCTTAAAACAAGCTATAACCCTTGTTCCGTCTTCAGGCAGTCTTTCACTGCACGGAATCCATCCGTTGTTTTTTGTTTCTTTTTCCATTGCCCTAATTGAATCAATCAGTTCTCTTTTTTCGTTTTGTGGCAGGAGTGATGCCATGACCACTCCCACTGTTTTATTGAAATATTCTTCTTTCATTTATTTATTCCTCGCTTTCTTCTGCTGTTAGCCAATCAAATGTACATTGTCTACAATTTCTATTCATATTGCCTTCACAGACCTCTCGTCTATTGAATGCCATATCATACTCTGCTGGACACATTAATGTTACTGCTAATTCTTCATCTGTCATCTTTCTGATTCTTTCACCATTTGTCATTCTCTCACTCCTTAACATTTCTTAACATTTTTATCTCTTAGTCTATTTTTCGTATATGTATTCCATTATTGCTGTTGCAATTGTCCTAACCAATGATTTCTCATGTTCTTCTGGATACGCTCTACAAATGCCATTCAACTCTCTTACCATTTCTTCACATACTGCATCATCAGATATATCCCTATCTTTGTATTCTGACACCGCATGCCAAACAAATAGCATAATGTTGTAAACTGTTATAAATTTATTCATTTTGCACCTCCTGTATCAGGATATATATTCCCGGAAGGTCTGCCCAAAACTTTTCAACGTGTTCTGATACCACCAAACAATCATCTTCCCAAAAATTCAAACTAGTCATGCAGTCTTTTAACATTTTCTGTAAATTATCGGTATCAGGCTTTGTTGTTCTGTACTCACCGTTTTTATGACTACCTTTGGGAAATAACCACTTAACAACCAACATTACTCCTCTGTTAAATTTTTTATCCGGAACATTTTTTGCCAGATATGCCATCAGCTTACTCTTAGCTTCTTTTAGTTCCTGTGGTTCATAAAAAACAGGCTTACCATTAACCACTGCAACTTTATGTTCCTGATAAGTTTTAGTCGGTGGAACCATTGGCATAAAAAACTCACATTTATTTGCCATAGTCCGCACCCTCCCATTTTCCCGTGCTGCTATTGTACTTGATATATTTTTTATTAATTGCCATGTCAAAAACTTTTTGCCTTACTTCAGGAATGTTAATAAGCCATTCGCACACGTCACTGTTCATCACATCAAAATCACCGGTTCTGTTTTTATGTCTTAGTGGTGGCATTACCTTTGCCGTTTTCAAAAATGTGTAGTCCAAACTTCTCACTCTACTCAACTCCTTTTTGTCAATGTCAGGGGAAGGAGTTGTTGTGCGAAAGCTAACGCACAACTACTTTCCCCATTGACGAGGGAAATTTTTCTCGCGTATTACGTAGTAATATATATTTCCCTAGGGAAATTCTCGGGAATTTACCGACTTTTTCCCTCTGAGGGAAATTCTCGGGAATTTACCGACTTTTTCCCTCTGAGGGAAATTCTCGGGAATTTACCGACTTTTTCCCTCTGAGGGAAATTCTCGGTGTTTATCGACTTTTTCCCTCCAAAAGGTCAGGGAAATTCTCGGGAAATTTCTCCGAGATTTTCCTTTCCCTGACACCTATTTTTTGCCAACTTTCCCTTCGTCTATCCAAAATCCACCATGTTCTTTTAGTCTGTTTCTGATGGTCTTTTCAGTTACTCCCATTGAATCTGCCAATGATGTTATGTCAACTGTATTATCCTCATTAAACGTTGCTAAACTTTCAAATGCCTGGTCTAATGATTGTATTCTTTCCTTTTTTCTTTCTTCCGGTGTTTTTTTGTTTTTATTAAAGTTCTTTTTCCATGTCTGTTTAGGATTAACATCGTCCGGATTAATATCTTTTAAAACTCCTGTTTTATCCACTACATGCCTTGGATAATCAAACCATAGATTAACAGGTTGGAACTTGTTAAATTCACGCAAAGTTCCTTCCACTCTCCAAGCACTCATATGCTCCACCTGACTTACTCTTACAGTCAATTTTTCTGTGAGTTCTTTCCACTGTGCCGGTGTTAATAGTCTTTCCGCTTTTGCTTTCATTTGTGCACTACTGCACATATCATCCTGTGAAATGAAATCTTCCCAGTTATCAACTTTTTCGTTTAAATACTGTACAATAACATCACACATGGCATTATTGGTTTTGTTTAATATCAAATCGTCATTAGTTTCCAATTCAATCAGGTCTAATAATGCATCAGGATCTCTCGCAAACACCCCGCTGCCTGAAGCTCTGTCCATTGATTTTTTAGTTCCCTGGCCACCTTTTGAATGGTGATGGCAATATATAACCGCACATCCCAATTCATTGCATACCTTGTCAAACTGATTGCAAAATTTAGCCATCTGATCAGCTGAGTTTTCATCACCTGTTATAACTTTATAAATAGGGTCAATAATAATGGCTATATAGTTCTTTTTAGCTGCTCTTCTTATCAGTTTAGGAGCCAGTTTGTCCATAGGTATTGATTTACCTCTTAAGTTCCAAATGTCTATATTTGACAGATTTTGGGGCTCATATCCTAATGCCTGATATACGTCTTTAAATCTGTGAAGACATGAGGCTCTGTCCAACTCCAGGTTCACATACATTACCTTTCCCTTTGCACACTTCCAATCAAGCCATTTTTTGCCTTCAGCAATTGCTATACACATTTCTATTAATGCAAAAGACTTTCCTGCTTTTGATGGACCTGCAATCAACATTTTGTGCCCTTGTCTTAATACATTGTCAATCAAAGGTGGTGCAAGTTCGGGCATGTTATCCCATTGCTCACTTAGGCTTTCAGGGTCTGGCAAATCATCATTGATTCCATCTATCCATTCCTTCCACTCTTCCCATGATTCCTTTCCAATATTTACATCAATTAAAAACTGTTTTTTGCCATTTCTGATTACTCCGGGCATTCTTGACAGTCTGCTTGGATTTTTATTTTGTGTATCTACAGTAAGTCCATTTTTTTTGCATACCGCATATAAATATTCAACTCTTTTTCTGTATTCTGTATAGTCAGTGGCTTCAATTTTTACTATTGCATGAAGACTTTTCCCACCTGAATATACCAGGCAGGCAATGGGTAATTCCAATTCTCTAATGATTGCATTTTGTTTCTCCAGTTCCACTACATCAGACTCCACCAAGGCATATCTGTAATCTGATACGTTATCATTCTTTACACCTTTTCCATCAAGTGGATTAAATCTTATCCACGCACCTGCTTTATCGTTATAATCACCAATTACCTTACATATGTCACCATTACACTTGTTCAGTTCCTGAATCAACTTTCCTGAAGTTCGATCCCAGCACCCCTTAGTCGGCAAAAATTTGCCTTCCTTTTCCCAAGTCTGTGTTACATATCCTACGTTTTCGGTAGAATCAAACAATGTTTCAAGATACGTTGTAAGCTCCTTAACCGGATTCCAGTTTTTAGGTTCCTTTATTTCTTTACCTTCAACCCATCCCTGTTGGATAACAACCATATCCTCTTTGCTGCCAATAGTTCCATCCCAATCAAGTTCATAATCATTTCTTTTAGGCTCCCATCCGTTTTCACGTGCCATTTGAACGATAGTTCCTGCTGTAACAGGACTGGAGCTACCATGGAAAGACTGCCATTTTCTAAAGCACTCTCCATGGTGATATCTGCTGTCAGCTTTACTCCATGAATCCCAATCATTAGCTGTATAACCTGATTCTTTCAAAGCCATGCCAACGTTTACCCATTCCTGGTATTCCAAATCTGCCGGATTTATATATTTAATTAATTCTAATAAATCATATCGCTGTTCCATCACTAAATCCTCTTATTGTGGAATATACTCTTGTGGTACAATTCCATTTGGAATCCTCCAACCATTTGCCGCTATTCTGTCTATCAGATGTTTGGCTGTATCAAACTGCCATGTTCCAACATGTAAAAATCCTCTACTCTCTAAAAATCTAATCTGCTTAGGAGTAGTTAATCCTGCCATTCGTCTCTTATCCAGTTTGTCTAAAATTTTTGCTGCTTTTCCTGCGTTATCTATTGAATCAGGATATATTCCCAATTTTTCCAATGTTTTTACCTGCTTGTCTGTAGCGGGTCCCATTTCCCAGCCAAAAGCCGGAACATAATTGGTTAAGTCCTCTGCCTGTATTGACATTTCAAATTGCAGTGGATCCACCAGCTTTCTTTTTCTGTTTCGCATTTCTTTCAGCTGTTTAGCAAGGCTTTCCTCTCTCTGTGCCACAACGTCTTCCTGTGCCTTAACTTCTGCCTCTTCCAAATCTACCGGACAACCTGCTTCAGCAATGTTTTTTGTAATCTGGTTTGCTACTTCTTCACTTTCACTGATTAAGTGTGCAGGATGGCATAACTCATGTCTTTCAGAATGCCAAAGGAAATCCAGAAGCAATAATTCCGTCTTTCCTTCATAAAGTCTTGTACCTCGTCCAACCATCTGTGAGTACAATGCCCTTACTTTTGTTGGTCTTAATACAACCACACAGTCTACACTTGGACAATCCCAACCTTCTGTTAATAGCATTGAATTGCACAACACGTTGTATTTTCCGTTATCAAAGTCCTGTAAAACCTCTGTTCTGTTATCACTTCCACCATTTACTTCAACTGCACTAAATCCCAATTCATTTAAAATATGTGTGAACTTCTGACTTGTTTTAACCAAAGGTAAAAACACTACAGTTTTTCTGTTTATACAGTATTTTTTCATTTCATCACCAATTTGATATAAGTATGGGTCTAATGCCGTGTCAATGTCACTCGTCTTAAAATCTCCTGCCTGCTGACTTACACCTGACAAATCAAGTTTAAGTGGTATAGTCTGTGCTTTAATTGGACATAAATAACCTTCCTTAATAGCCTTTGGCAGTGAATATTCATATGCCAGTGATTCAAAGTAAGAACCAAGGTTTTTCATGTCTCCTCTGTCAGGAGTTGCTGTTACTCCTAAAACTTTTGCATTACTAAAATATTGCAATACTTTTTGATAACTGTCTGATATACAGTGATGTGCTTCATCAATGATAATCACATCAAAATAGTTTCTATCAAACTGATTAAGTCTCTTTTCTCTCATTAATGTCTGCACTGAGCCAACTACAATTCTGTACCATGTGTTCAAACTTGACTGCTCTGCTTTTTCCGTTGCACATCCAAGTCCTGTTGTTTTTGCTATTTTATCTGCCGCCTGTTCTAATAGCTCCCCTCTGTGAGCCAAAATAAGAACCCTTTTTCCACCCTTTACACATTGTTCAGTAATTTTTGCAAACACTATTGTTTTGCCACATCCGGTGGGAAGAACCAATAATGTTCTATCAACTTCTTCCCACTGTTCAAAAACAGACTCCATAGATTCTTTCTGATACGGTCTTAATTCCATTAGAACTGTCCCGGCTTCCATCCGCTTGCTGTTTCAGGTGTTGGCTCATAAAACTGTTTTATCTGATTTGACTGATTGATTTCACCTTTATCATTTTTCCAACTGTGAATACCTACCTTGCAACGACCTTTAGAGCCAATTACGAGATTCCAGTTCATGTTTATTTTTTCTCCCTTTTTTCTCTGTCCTATGGCAGTAAAAAAGGCACATAACATTCCTTCTGTCTTACTATGTAAAAATAAGTTATGTTTAATTGTTGTTGATTTTTCTCCATCATCAGATGTCAACCTGATTGTTAAAACTGCCTTGTTACACGCTGGCAATTTTTCACTTCCATTATGTCTTGCTCTTTCAAATCCTACTACTTCAAAAGAATAATCACCTTCGGGAAGCAAAACAAACTCCGGACCATCCTTTTCTATTTCATCATCCCATCCTAATTCTCTTTCAATTACTTCTGACATTTCTCTTTCCTCCTTTTATTAAAAATTAAATGGTAATTCACTTTGTTCTGCACTAACAAATTCTCCTCTGGACTCTTTTGTTTTTTTAATAACTGCATATATCTGATTCCATGCTGCAACCAGGCAGCCATTAACAAAACCTTCATCATAATTCTGTATTGGTGTATCAATCGGGTAATATCCCCTGCTTGCCACCGCTTCCTGAATTTCCTTTTCATTAACGTTATAAGCCACCATCAAATCATTCAACTTTCTCATGGCATCTGAGCCTAAGTCAGCTGTTTTATTTTCATTTGCGGGTACTGATGTCGATTTCTTAGGTTCGCTTACTTTATTATCATTTGCCTTTGACACATTTGTGTTATTAATATTTAAATTATTGATATTAACATTCTGTGTTGATACAGTATTTTCTTCCTTTACAGATGAAGAAGATTCAATAATTGGCGCAATAACTGAATAATCGAATGCTGTCTCCTCAGGTAAATCATATCTGTTTTTTGCATCCCAACAAGGATGATGGGTTGTATACATCACTCTTTTTCCACCCTGCGCTTTATGCTTCTTTCCCTGGTCGTCTGTGGCAACCACAATTGTCTTATAGTTGGCAAACAATAACATGTCCGACCATTCTTTAATCAATGGTGCCGTCTGAGATGCCGTTTTCTTCCCCAGCTTCAACTCCCATCTGTCATATGCTCCAAGTTCATCCGGCTGTTCAAATTTTCTTAACTGCGCATGGGCTGTTAATACAACATTGATTCCTTTATCCTTAACATCAGATAAAAGATTAAGAAATCTTCCAAATTCTTCTTTGCTATACACATATCCATTACCATAACCAAAATCTTCAATTCCCTTTTTGCCTCTTGCCTGGCACACATGCTCAACACAAAGATTTTCTGCCCAGTCAATAGTGTCAATGACTAATGTTTTGCATAAACCGGGTGTATTCATTACTTCCTTTATCTGTTCAATAATCATGGTCCAGCTTGAGGGTCTTTTTGTTCTTGCAACATTTAATTCTGCCGTACTGCCTTCTGTATCTATGAATAGTGGCTCCGGAAACTGTGCGGCAAATGTGGATTTACCAATTCCTTCAGGTCCGTAAATTACTACTTTTTTTGCACTTTTAATCTTTCCTCTGATAATTTCCATTAAAATACTCCTTCCTGAAATTTCGGTACGGATTCTTCTTTCTTGTCAATATTGTTTGAATATCCATCCTCTATAATGATTGAACATTCGTCTCCTGCGCCAACTCTTGTTGCAATTGCCTGCAAGCCTTCTTTTTCAATCCACTGTCCAAATTCTTTTAAAGTGTTTACATCCATTTGTTCAAGCTTGTCTATTAAAACAAAACCACAATTAGGATTTAATTTTCTTACTATGGCAGTAGCTACTTTCAACTGTTCACTACCTGACATGTTATCCCATTTCTGTCCCTTATAGGTCAATGCATTATCTTCAATTGATAATTCAGGAAGTGGAAGACTCGCATTATTTAACAGATTAATTCTTTCCTTTCTCTTGTCTTCAATCTGTGTGGTTAATGCATCATACTTGGTCTTTTCGACTTTTGCATCCTCTTCAGCTTTTTCCTTATCCATATTTGCTCTTATTTTACGATTTAACTCTTCAATGTTTGCAATATTGTTTTCCAGTTCTGCTGTTGATTCATCCTGAAGTGTTAATGCATCAGTTTTAGCTATTGCAAGGTTCTGCTCCAACTCTGCTTTTTCTTTTCTTACTTCTTCAATTTTAATACTAAGTTCAGTAATCTGTCCTTCAAGCTGCTTAACAGATGCATCCTTTAAGCTTACCTGTGCTTCATATAAACTTACCTTTTCACGTTTTTTCTGATTTTCTCCATTTCTGGCGAGTATTTCCTGCTGCTGTCTGATAAGCTCCTGAGGTGAAATTAATTCACTTGGGACATTATCATAATATGGCTGTTCATCAGCGTATTTCTTTTTCTGATCAGCAACTCTCCCAATCAAGAGCCTTTCGTTTACTAATGTCTTAATTTCTTCATCCAATGCATAAAGAGTGTCTCCAACACCAATAATTTTTAATAATGTATCTGCTTTTTCTTTATCATTGGCATTCATAAACTTTGGTAAGTTTAATGCTAATTCTTCAATAAATGTGTCTAACAACAACTGACCTGCTTTGTTTCCATTTGGATCCGTTACCTTTAAGTCACTGTTCTTTCCTTTTCTTTCAACCACCAAACCATTACTCAACTCAATATGTAAATTTGGCGGAATGACCGAACCATCTCTTTCAGGACTTGATGGTTTAAATTTGTTTCCACCTAAAGCCCATGCTATACTGTCAAGTACTGATGTTTTACCCTGGCCATTGTTTCCACCTATTACAGTTAAACCGTTTTCCGTTGGCTCTAATTTAACTGCCTTAATTCTCTTTACATTTTCCAATTCCAAACTGTTTATTTTTATACTATCCATCTATTATTCCTCCATTAATATTTCATCAACTGCTCCACACAAAAAACTCATTACTAACACTATTCCACCTGCATATAGAAGTCTTAGTGGAATACTTTCAACACAAATCCAGTCGTTGTACCACATCACAAGTGCAGTAACAATTCCTATCATTATATTTTTGTATCTGTTAGCAACTCTGTACTTTTCGCTCAATCTGTGATAATCTGTAATTGGTTTATTTTTGTTAGAGCTTGACCGTATATTTTGTACGTCAGGCTCTTCTTTTATTTCTCTTACTTCTAATCTTTGCTGCATTGTATCCTCCATTATTCCATTAAAGACTTCAAAAAATTTTCCGCTATCATGTTGGAAAGCTTTCTCTTTGCTCCTTTGACTTTTTCCTCAATTTCATCCTCTGTCATGTTTGAAAGTTCCAACATATCTTTGTATGCTTTCTCACCATTTGTTTCACCCAGCACTTCAACCAGACCACTTTTAACTGATTTCAATATCAACACTGTTTCTGCCATTATTTTTTCTGGAGTGCCTTTAATAATTACCTCTGCTCCATCTGCTTTTATCATTTTTTCCTCCTAATTACTTTTTACATATCCCAACTGATTTGCTGTCTGTTGGTTTAACTTTTCTGTAAATTCTTTCTGTTGACTTTTTGACAAATCATCCCAGCAATATTCCTTGCCCTGATAATTCACATAAATTAACACATCCATATGTTCCTCCATCACTCCTTTCTATATATTATGATTTACACTACTTGTCTGTTGTCTTTTGCTATTTCTCCCTTTATCAAAGATAATGGATAATTTCCAGAATCAGCTATGGACTTAATTGTCTGTAGCTGTTCTTCTGTTAACTCTCTTTCCAAAATCGGTGTTAATTTATCAATTGTTGGTGCTTCATTAACTAAATCAATCATCATTGACGATAATGTTTCACTGTCTGTTATACCTTTGATTAAATCTATTACTTTCAACTAATTCAATCACTCCCTTCTATGAATAAAATCTTTCATTAAAATATTTAGTTGGAACCTTGCCTGACATTGTAATGTAGCCTTTCTCTTTCAATTCTGCATTCATCTGCTTAATTATTTTGTATGCAAATGAAAGACTACACTCCATTGTTTGAGCAATATCCTTTGCTCCCATAAATTGTTTTTCAGGCATATTACTCACCTCCTATAATTTCCATAAAGCCTGAATAATTAACGCATTAACTGTCAAACCTCTTTTCTTCTCCAATTCCTTAAGATTTACGTGTAGCTCTGTTGGTATCCTAATGGTTGTCTGTATCCTTCCTTTGCTCCTTTCGTTTTGATATTAATATGGGCTGTGACTAAACCTCGAGAGGAGGTGATATCATGGATAGAAAATATGTTAATTCTTTAAAAGAGATGCAAATTCTTAAAAAGAATGGATATAAGATTGTTTCAATTTCTTACTTTTTAAGCAATCCTATTCCTACTTACATTTTGATGAAGCAATCCATCACAATTATTAATTACGTCCTAGCACAACCCATAGATTATGATTTCTTTTTGACTATCCATTGTTGCTCCTTGCTTCATCTTTACTCCTTTTTCTTATTTACTTGAATTATTTTCGGGTTCTATGTTAAAAAAAATATCATCAACCTTTACTCCGAATAAATTAGCTATTTTTACGGCATTACGTACTTTAACCATACCAAAATCAGCTTCCCAAGCATTATAAGTTTGTACAGAAACACCGAGTTTTTCTGCCGTTTCTAACTGACTTAATCCCTTTCTAGCACGTAGTTCTTTTAATGAATACCTCATTAATTTCTCCTTTCTTGTGTCTTTTTAAGACACTTTTTTCTTTATTTTGAAAACTTGAATTTTTATTTAGATAATGTTAATATTTTCTTACCCATATCGGGCAAGAAAGGAGTTGATCATATTGACCAAGCTTTTGACTTTGCCCTGTTCCCGAAATTTGAGGTCGCAAAAATGGTAGCCAAAACATTTTAAACTGGCGTTAAATGCAATAATTAGTACGGCGTTACTTACTCAGAGAAGAGGTTAAACGCAAGAGACGGCACTCGTTAAAAATGCTTCACCGTACTGGATATTCCTCTCAATCCGTCAACTAATGGGCCACTAATCTTATTACAAAATTATTGCTGAACTAAAACTGCATAAGTGACGGAGTACTTAATAGAAACGCTTAGCTCCATTAAGTGTGGTGAAAACCTGCAAAGTACATAGGGTTAAAAAATTTAGCATCAAACTGTTAGGAATGGAGCTCCTAGCAGTTTTTTGTTTCATCAGGTAAACGTGGTTTTAAGAAAAAATCAGTATTCAATTTCAACACACCGCAAATTAATGAATATTCTTCAAGTGTAATTCTTCTTTTCCCATTAAGTGCCAAATTTAACTTCGGAAGTTCAATACCAGTTTTTCTGCTAATAAACGTTTGTGTTATTCCTTTTTCTTCTAAATATTCCTTGATTTTCACTCCAACTTCCAATTTCGATTACCTCCTACTCTGTTTTAAATAGATATTCAATGCTATATTCTGGAAATTTCTTACTGAATATTTTTGCTTTAATCAAATTTAATTTGATTTGCAAGGTAAAAAAATATAATCTAATGGAATATTATATAAAGACGCTAACTCTTTCCCCTGATTAATTGATGGTTCAGAAGTTCCTTTTTCCCAATTTACTATTGTATTTTTTGAAACGTGCATTTCTCTTGCCACATCTTCCTGTGTCATCCCAGCATTTACTCTAGCTGCTGCAAGGCTTATTTGTATTTCAGCCACCTTTTTCACTCCTTCCTTTAAATTCATTTCTTCATGTTCCATTTCTTTTCTCCTTTCCTGCTATCTCCTTGCTACTCCTATATAATAAATCAAATTTAATTTGATGTCAATACCGAAATCAAATTTTTTTTGTTTTTTTGTTGACTAGAATAAAATTAAATTGTATTATGTTAATATATAAAACGAAAGGAAGTGATTTATATGAGTGAAGATATGCAAAAAATAATTTTTTCAAAAAATTTAAATAATTATATTCAGAAAAGTGGAAAAACGCAACTTGAAATAGCTACTAAAATAGGTGTTTCACCACAAACATTTAATACCTGGTGTAAAGGAATCGCTATTCCTCGTATGGGGAAGGTTCAAGCTCTTGCTGATTATTTTCACATAAATAAATCCGACTTAATTGAAGATAAATCCAACCAGGAGGAAGAATCCTACTATACCAATCCTGAAACGCAGCAATTAGCTCAGGAGATATTTGATAATCCTGATTTAAAAATACTGTTTGACACAACAAAAGATTGCTCACCAGAAGATATGAAAAAAGTAATATCTATGGTTAAGGCTTTTAAAGGAGAATTATAGAAGTCCTGATTATTGGACAGCATAAATATTAAAATTAACATATCACATAAATGAAAACCCTTAATTGAAAAAGTTAACGCAACAAAATCATTGTGATTTCTGAAAAGTTGTTGCAATGAGTTTTTCAATCAAGGACATAAATGAAAAAGGGGTGAGATACAAATGAGAGGTGATAACTTTAGAGTTCTTTTTGTTGATATGCCAATTAGTATAAAAGGATTTGTTGGTTACGACCCTGCGGACGATTACTACACAATCTATATAAACAGTCGTCATTCACAAAGTCAGTGGTTAATTACTTATTTCCACGAACTTAAACATATTGAAAATGGAGATTTTCTAAACAAGGGATTAAACGTTGGTTATTTAGAGTTAATAGCTCATTAAAGGAAATAATATATGAACAATAATATAAAACCTATTATTAACACTCCTAATATATTTTCGGAATATTATGAATTTATATCTGGTTATGATTATATATACAAATCGGAGGGCTTAGTCAAGCATATAGAAAAAAGACACCCTGAATGTATAGATTACTTATCGAAACTTGAAGAAATCATTTCCTTTCCCGACTATATAGGTATTAATCCTAACGAAAAGGAAAAAAGTTTTGAGTTAGTAAAGATTTTTGATGCAAATATTCAGATTGGTATCAAACTTGATGTCTCCAAAGACTATTTATATGTTGCAACTTTACATACGATAACAAATTCCAAACTGCAACATAGATTAAAAAACGGAAGATTAAAAAAATTTGACAAATAGTATTTAATAATTTATAATCGAGTTACATAAAATAAGACTGAAACTGAATTATAAAGGTCGGAAAGGCTCCCGACGCACTCGTAAGAGTACCTGAGATGATGGATACGCCGCCCATCTTATAATTTGGTCTAACGTTGGCAGGTAGCTTCGGTTACCTGCCTTTTTCTTTTACCCCCTCGAATTCGAGGGGTTTAAGGATTCTTGACTGTGAGCATACAATATAGTATAATCTAGTTACAATTAAAATGTAGCCTATAGGGCATTAATTGTTATTGATTATTAAATTTGGGACCTCACAGTAATGTGGGGTCTTTTTCGTTATCTAATAAATAATTCAAACTACATAAAAAAGAGCCAGCCGCTAACGACCAGCTCCACAAGTGATATAAATACCACCCTAGACAAGTTGTATTGTATCATTTTTGGAGCACCTGGTCAAATGCTGGGTGTTATTTTTATATCCTTTTTAGGGAAGAAAGGAGATACAATATGGCAGTTTTTAAAGATGAAACTAGAAACACTTACTATGTGAAAACTTATTACATTGATTACACAGGAGAAAAAAAGCAAAAAAAGAAACGTGGCTTCAAACTAAAAAAAGATGCTGTTAATTGGGAACGTGAGTTTTTGCTGCAAATGCAGGGCGAACCTGATATGACTTTAAACTCACTAGCTCAATTATATCTAAAAGACATAAAAACCAGACTAAAAGAAGTAACTTATGATGGTCATAAACATTTATTGAACAATAGAATACTTCCATATTTGGGCAATAAACCAATTAATTTATTAACTCCTGCTGATATAAGGGCATGGCAAAATAAACAGATTTCCCAGGGATATTCGGATGCATACCTTAAACGAATGAACAACCTGCTTGTTGCTACTTTAAACTTTGCTGTAAAATTTTATAATTTAAAAGAAAATCCATGTCATTTAGCTGGAAGTATGGGGAAAAGAAAACGAAACAAAATAACATTCTGGACTAAAGAAGAATATTTTAAGTTTATTGCACTTGTTGATGATATTACAAAGTATACAATGTTTCAAACTTTATATTACACCGGAATGCGTATAGGAGAACTATTAGCACTAACATATAATGATTTGGATTTAGATAATGGGATAATTAGAATTAATAAGACTGTAAATTTCAAAGGTGGAAAAGTCAATGTTACTTCACCCAAGACACCTAAGAGTAACAGAGAAATAACTATTCCCCAATTACTGGTTAAAGATTTAAGTAATTATATTGAAAGAATTTATGGCTATAAGATGACCGACCGTGTCTTTCCATATACCAAAGCTATTCTTTATAAGGAACTCAAAAAGAAAAGTGAACAGGCAGGACTAAAAAAGATACGAGTACATGATTTTAGACATTCACATGCAAGTTTACTAATTGATATGGGTATTAATCCATTACTGATTTCTGAAAGATTAGGGCATGAACGAGTTGAAACTACCCTTAACACTTATAGTCATTTATACCCTTCCAGAGCTGATGAGTTAGCAGAAAAGTTAAACAAAGTAGTACCATTTTAGTACCACTAAAAGAAAAAGGACTTAGGAAAAGCTCCTAAGTCCCTTTATTTATAGGCTATTCGCCAACATATCGTATTATTCGATAATTGTAGCAACCTTACCTGAACCTACTGTTCTACCACCTTCACGTTTGTGAGGTTCTTAAAATCTCATTATTTTCTGTGATTTTCGTGTCTTTATTGTCCTGTGTTATAGGATTTCTACGCTATATTTCTGTTCTCTTCATTTTTTAGTATCAAAACGGTATCACAGCCAGATTTTCATGAGCTGTCAACTTTCCGGTTGCAGATTCCCACCTTGACTGTTATAATCGAAACATGGGTGCTATCATAACGGTAGGCGGTTAGTCCTTCAGCAGAGGGACTGTGACCCTCTGATTACATAGAAACTCGAAAGAGAATCCACTGGAAAGGAGGGCTAAGCCATGAGTATTGTTGATTTTATAGCAGTAGTGAGCTTCGGCTTAACCTGCTTTGGTCTTGGATATACCTTTGGCAAGGATAATAATAAACCACAAAAATAGCCGCCCTGGTCTGGTAAACTAAGCGGCAATTTTTGTCAAAACATATATCGGACTAACCGTCTATCGGTAGCACTCTTTTTCTATAATCATATTAGCACGCATGTGTGAAAATGTCAAAAATTTTCTTCATTCTTGGTTATTAATCTCCTTGATCAACTGTACTGCCTTCTCTGCATCATCGGTTTTCACGAATATATCCACACCATATATTCCAAATCCAGGTGCCCCATGCATTGCAACATTCGCACCTGCTTCCTGTGAAAAAGCTGCTATTCCATTTTGCTTTAACATTTCTACGAGTTGTTCTGTCTCTACTATATTCTGTGCATTATAAATTTTTGTCCATTCTGCCTTAGATATGGAAGTTTCCTTTTTCTCCTGAACATTTGACGAATTCTGGTTTCTTTTTCGATTAATAAATGCCAAGAGCCTAAGAACAATAAATGCCACAATAGTAATACCAATCAGAAATCCCACTGCTAATCGTGTTACCTGTGTTTCTGTAGCTCCCATTCTAAATAAACATATGCCATAGATGACTGTAAAAATTCCTGCACATATCACACTGGTGAAAAAATCGCGCCATATAGTAGCACTTTTGGGCAAACATTTATCCCATATTCCATTGTACACCATAATAGAAGCATACAGAATTCCTCCTACCAAAGCAGTTGCTGTCTCTCCTAAAACCAAGCGAATATCCACCGTTAATAACATCTGAATAATAATCGCTAACACACTAATCACAAACATTGATGCAAATGCAAGATTTCCAGCCTTTAATGCTTTTTGTTTCACCCATTCTTCATACACCGCCACTTTGTCCAGTGTTTCTTTCATCTCTTTATTCATAGTCTGGCTCCTTTCTCCATCCAGGAGCTCTCTTATCTCAACATCGTAATACTCAGCAAGTTGAACAAGTATACTGAGATCTGGCATATTTATTCCTGTTTCCCATCTGGAAACTGTTCTTGCAGATACCTCAAACTTCTCGGCAAGCTGCTCTTGCGTAAGATTCTTTTCTTTACGACATTGCTTTAAAAAAGCTCCAATCTTTTTTGTATCCATGTCTCTACCTCTCTTCCACTTACAGCTTACCAATATATAGCAAAATTACCACGACATAAAACGAGAATCCGCTAATTTTCAATCGGACATCATATGTCTAAAACAAATAAACGGTATTTTCACCCCGAAAACATTCTATTTTTCTATAAATTAACTTTCTCTTTTATGTCTATCTATAAGCAACAGAATAAACATAACAAACCATATCGCCCATGCAATTAAACAACCAGTTCCTATATACCAAATATCTATAATCATTCCAGCAATAAAAGGAAGTGACATAAGCATCATTCTCTTCCCATATGCCTTACACATAGCATTTTCATCATATTTTTTTCGTTCTTCTGCAGATTTCATATTATAACCAGACAAGAAGTTGGATGCTTGTCCTTTTGACCTATAAAACCATATTCCAAATAAAAGCATAATTACTGCCATTGCAAAATCAAAAATAATATAAATATAGAACATATAATGCTTCCTTTCAGTCGATTCCACAAACTTGAAGTTATTGATCTTCTGAATCCAATCCAAGTTCTTTCAGCTCTTTTTCGTTTTGGATATCTTCAACAGTTTTCTTTCCAGTGATTGCACTGTAAGCTTCTTTGATGCCATTTTTCACTGCCCATTTGATAACGAAATACAGCGCAATCAAAATAACAATTGCGGTTCCTCCACTTATACCTAATTCATTCCACATAATTCAATCCTCCAAATTCCGATTTACCTTCACTTTATTTTACCATAGTGCTTTCTAAAGTGCTATTCTAATATATACAAAAGTGTAAAAGAACGATCTCACACATATACCATGTTTTTCAATATAATCTCTTCTGCACTGGCTTTTATATTATTCATTAACCTAACCCACTTCATCTGATCCTGTGCCTTTAATTTTTCAGTTACACCCTGTTTTTCTGTCATCTGTTCCATAAGCGTTTCCACCTGTTCTCTGACTTCCTGATCGATCTGATTCAGATGTTCATTCAATTTTCCGGTCAATAACATGTATTGATATCTTGCTGATCTGTGTTCTTTTAAGAACTGCTTTCGTAACATTCCATATTTTCCATATGTCGGTTCTTCTTCTCTTAAAACCAGATCCGGCAAATAGTAATCTCCATGCAACGTATAGCTCATTCCATTTTTCTCATCATAAATCTGTTTTTTCATAGTCTAAATCTCCAATCCTTTGTATTTTGTTTTATTTTTCTTACGTTGTTGGTTTTCAATCTGGCTCTTTTGAGTTGCCCATTCCAACTGTTTCAGAACGCTTCCCTTTGGCATTTGCTCCATTCGCCGTTTTTCTTCCAGTGCCCTTTGTTCTTTAATGTCCTGCTGCACCACATCCTCTACAGTTTCCATTCCCAGAATACGCACCACTCTGTCATATCTGTCCGAAATCTCTTGTAAACGTTGATTATCATTTGATAATTTTCCATTTTCTTTACGCACATCATCTAACTGCGTTTGGATATCATCACATTTCTCCGTAGATTTTTGATATTTGTTTTTCCAGCTTTCTATCGTTTTGTTAAGTTCTACAACCTTTCCAGCTAATGCAGCAATCTGATTCTTCATCTTGATAAACAATGGCTTGATTTTATTTTCTCTGTAAGGTACTGCACGTTCAAATGTTCCTGCCTCCGGTAAAAACGTCTTAATCATTCCATATTCTTTTATTTCTTTACTGGCATTATCCATAATCGGCTGCAGCACATCTCGACGCTCTTCCAGACTTTTTACTTCTTTTTCTGCGTCCTCTGCCCTTTGTTCTGCTTCTTGTTTCTCCCTGCTTGCCTGTTCCTTATCGTCTTTTAAAATCTGGATATCTGCTCTGAATTCCGCAATTTGTGCTGTCAGTTCTTCGTTTTCTGCAGTTAGATACTCTTTCTCCTGCTCCAGCTCCTGTACTTCCTTTTTTCGCTCTTTCTTCTTGAAGTTATAAACATCCAAATGTTCCTCATGAGTACCTTTCTGTTCCCATTCAATGCCATGCTGTTTTGCAATCTCTGCCAGGACCTTTTTTTCATGGTTCATCCACTGGTTCAACTCTGTATCATGCTTATTTCCACCTTGAAATCCAAGACTTTTTAATGCCTGTTTCAACGAAACTCTGGTGTCCATTCCTTTTCCTTTCCAATCAGTCACATAAGGAATAAAATCAATATGTAAATGTGGAGTAGACTCATCCTGATGTAGATAACACCCAAATACCCGTAACGTTGCATTCCGCTTCTGGAAGTCCTTTACATATTCATCCAGTATTTTTACAGCCAGATCTCCTTCTGCTGTTCCGACAGCCATATCTTCTCGATTTCCAATTTGAAAAATTACTTCGTGGAACAACTTCTCTTGTTTTCCCTGCCGGATTTTTTCATAGTAATTTGTAATCTGTCTATCTTTTCTTTTCCCGATATTATATCGTTCTACAGCTTCATCAAACAGTTCTTTATAAACTTCTTTTAAATTCTCATTCTGATAGCAAATATTTAGTTGCACTCTGTCTGAATCAACATTTTCTGCTATAAATTCCCTTCTGTTATGAGCCAGAGAACCTGTCCCGATCATACCACTAATTGTTCGTTTCAGCGTCATGTTCGTCACCCCACTTTCTAAAACCAGTGCCAGACATGGCACATAAATTTGTATCTTTACCAGCTATAGTATAAAAAGAAATCTTCGCCGGATACGGCAGTTTTGTTACTTTTGTCAAAAGTAACGCAAAAAGCACTTTCGACAGCCGTTCCGTCCATCAAAAGTACCCTTGCGCCCTGCCGGGGGCTATTTTATCTCTTTCGTTACTCTCTCGACTAAATTATTCCGATATTCTTGCCTGCACATATTCCAGATCTCCACAGTATGGCGTTCCAACCAGATACCATTCTCTTGCTGGATTCATCTCCATTCTTGTCCTTACCCACTTATCATCGACCAGCACCTCAAGACCTTCTCCACAGTGAAATCCCGTATCAATCCATAAGTCCGAGGCTAATAACCCATATTTGTCATTGCTACTGTTATATCCTAATCTTCCCTGCTTCATCGAATCGTTCTCCCTTCTTCACAACTATCAAATTTACAGCAACCTCACCGTCTAGCCTCAGCTTTCCGTATGCGCCTTACCAACTTTCTTCTTGTTTACTTCTCACAGGGGCGTGACACGCTCCTGTAAAAAGGTAATCAACACGAACTGTTACCATCGAAAGCTCTCTTGCATTCCTTTTCTGTCCAGATACTCCTGCCGGAACTTTTCCCGTTCTTCTTCTGTTGGCGCAGTTTTGAATTTACTGTATGCCTCACGATTTACCATTGCATCCAGCTTTTTTTCCAGACCTTTTCTTATATCATCTGCTTCCTGTTCCTGATCCAGTAAATGATATTTTATAATCTTTCCAAATAACTCCTCTGGAATCATAACGTTTTTCAAGTTCTCACCTTCTTACAATTTATGTAAGGACGCAACACTGCAATGTCTTTACAGATTGCAACCTTGCATTTTAATTCCGCATTTTCTATATACTCTGCAATGTTGCACCCTTAATTTATTCCGGCTTAACTTTATTTAAATCCCAATACCAGGAATTACCGATTCGTCTTGCCTTAATTCCAAGTTCCTTTTTTGCATTTTCCAGTGTTCTTTTAGAAATATTCAAATCTTCTGCCATATCAAAGATTTCACTGCTTTGCACAGAAGTTGATGTTTCTGCCAGTTCCCTCAGCATCTTTTTTGCCTGTTCCAGTTTATTTACCTTTGGAGCAATTCCACCAAGCACCTCATCTGCTGTGATTTCATAGTCACCTATCCACTCAAATCCGGTTTCTGTCAGGCGAAATGCTTTGGAATGTCCAAATGCAGCCAGATTATTTTTAATCTGAACCACTGCTCTTAAGTCCGGTTCTCCCTCTATTCTTCCTACCAGTAATACGCTTCTGGCTACTGCAAAAAAGTCAATCGAACCCATTCCTCTATATGCAGCTTTATTTCCACCAGCTTTATTCATATGTCCGATTAATAAAATTGCACATTTATACTTTTCTGCCAACAAGCTCAATCTTTTTGTCATATCCCTTGCTTCATTTGCCCGGTTCATATCCATTGTTCCTCCAAGGTATGCCTGAATCGGATCTAAAATAAGCACTCTCGCACCAGTCCGTTTGATAGCAGTTTCCAGTCTCTCATCTATCATGGAAAGTGATTTTTCTGTTTCATCTATAACCATGATTCTTTCACAGACCGCTTCTGCCAGCTCCAGTCTGGGTTTTACCGTATCTGCCAGCCCATCTTCCGCTGTCTGATAAATAATCTTTACTGGTTCTGTTACTTTCATATCGTTATCCAGACCTTCTCCTTTAGACAATCTCGCTGCAATATTTAATATCAGCGTAGTTTTTCCATCGCCCGGATCACCCTGAATGATCGTTAATTTCCCATAAGGGATAAATGGATACCAGAGCCAGTCCACTGTCTGGGACTGGACATCTGACATCTTTATCATTTTCAATTCTGTTTTATTCTCATTTCTCTGTTCCATAAATTCCTCCATTTTTCAAACTATTCTCGCCAATTATCTGTTGTTCTCTGGAAGAATCCCTGATATAATCAACTTGTCTAGGGTTGACATTTGTGGATTCGTCCCCATTTGTCACATTGCTCCGGTTGTTCGTACTTCCGGAGCTTTTTATATTTTCATCATCCAGCATATCTGCCACCACTTTCTGCTGATCTGGATATAAGTGCCCATAAGTATTCAATGTAATGCGAATGTCCGTATGTCCAAACCTTTCTTTAATCATCAATGGTTGCACTCCCTTATTGATCAGAAATGCCGCATGACTGTGCCGTTACGGTATAATAACGACAAACAGAAAAAGCCTTTATTTTCAAGGGGTTTGAGCGTTTGTCGTCTTTTATTCAATTCCTTTTCCAAGTTGAAAATTGACGAAAACTATAAAGAAAAAAGGAGGCTGTTTTATTAACGACAAAATTTAATAGTGCCAGCGGTCCGGCTTTATGTCTGACCGCTGGTTGCCGTGGGCGTTTCACTTTTATAGGTGGACGCCCTTTTTTCATACTCATTTTCGAGAGAAAGGAGATCCACATGGAATTAAACGAAATGGAAAAAAAGCTGCTCTTTCAAGTGGAGGGCGATTATCAGACAAAGATCCTGAATGAACTTTATATGACCGTGCGGTATTCAAATAATTCCGAACAGCGGGAGGCGGCAGAAGGTCTTATGGCAAAACTTCGTGTTCTGTCAAATGCAGAGTGCATGGACTTGGTAAAAGATATTCAGAAGAATTACCGTCTGCCCTATCCAGCCCGGACGATTGGAGAAAAGATCGCCGAGGCCAGACAACAATCAGGGGCAGAAAAATTGAAGGGGCATGACATCATGGCACTTGAACGCTTTGATCCAGAAGTAAAGCACATGATCGTCTTTGATGTATTGTCTTACGATTCCCCTGTTGGCGACAAAGGCGATAAGATGCGCTTGTTCCTTACAGATGCCGGCTATCAGAAATTTTTAGAGAGCCAGGAACGGGGCGAAGTGAAACTGAAAAACCATGCGAAGGTCTCTGACGGTCATCTCCATTATGACCGCAGGGATCATGCCTTGTAACGGAATAGTCGAAGAAAGGAGGCGGTACAATGGCAGTATTCCGTGTAGAGAAAACAAAGGACTTTACGATAATGAGCAATCACCATCTGCGCAATACGGAGTTGTCCTTAAAGGCAAAGGGGCTTTTATCACTTATGTTGTCGCTGCCGGAAGATTGGGATTATACCACAAAGGGACTCGCCCATATCTGCAAGGATGGTGTGGATTCTATCACTACTGCCCTGAAGGAACTGGAGCGGCATGGTTATCTCACCAGACAGCGCCTCCGCTATGATAACGGGCAGTTGGGAGACATTGAATATACGATCCATGAGCAGCCTGTAAGTACCGAAAACACAGGGCTTTCACCTAAACGGGAAAATCCAAGACAGGTAAAACCAGAACAGGCAAAACCTAAACAGGCGGAACCTGAACAGGAAAATCCGGCACAATTAAATACTAATCCATTAAAAACAAAAAAATCAAAAAAAGATAAATCAATAACTTATCCATCAATCTATCCGGCAGAGCCGGAAGCGGCAAACCGCACGGATGGGATGGATCGGATAGAGCTGATAGAAGCCTATCGTGAAATCATCAAAGAAAATATTGAATATGACTTACTGGTCTTACGGTATGGCAGGGAACGTTTGGATGAAGCCCTTGAACTTATGCTTGAAGTGATTTTGTCGAAACGCCCTTACATTCGCATTGCCGGAGATGATTTTCCGAGGGAAATCGTCAAGAGCCGGTTCCTGAAGATCAATTCCGGCCACTTAGAGTATGTCTTTGACTGTATCGACAAGAACACAACGAAGGTCGGAAACATCAAAGCGTATCTGCTGGCGGCGCTGTATAATGCCCCGGCTACAATGGACAGCTATTACCGTGCCGAGGTCAATCACGACCTGTACGGCTGTTAGGCACCTTTGGGTGTCTTTTTTCATTTCATCACAGGAAGGAGGCAAAGCACAATGAAAAGAAACACTGTGCCGGTACTATGCCCGGCGTAACCAAAGAACAGATTCAGGCAGCGCGGGAAGCTGACTTGTTTACTTACCTGCAATTCCATGAACCCGGCGTGCTGAAACAGGATGGACCTAATTTCCGGCATAAGGAGCATGACAGTCTGGTATATGTGACCGGGAAAAGGTACTGGTACTGGAACAGCCGCGGACGGAGTATCAATGCGCTGGACTACCTGATCCAGATTCGGGGATATGGTCTTGTGGATGCGGTTCATGCTCTGGTAGGTGGCGAAATCCCACAGGAACCGGCTTACCGAAGTACGGCAGAAATACAGGTATCAAAAGAGCCGGAAAAGAAAACATTCGCTCTCCCCTGGGCCAGACGTTGCGCGACCGCTGCGGTCTTCTATTTGCAGAAACGGGGGATCAGCTCAGAAGTCATTCGCCAGTGTTTACAAGCCGGGATTTTTTACGAAGCCCGGTATCATGGAGAACCGGTTTGTGTGTTTGTTGGGAAAGATGATTCCGGGAAAGCGAAGTTTGCCTGTATGCGCAGTATCAGCGGCAATCTCAAAAAGGATGTCTATGGCAGCGACAAAGGATATAACTTTTGTTATCCCCCGCAAAGTCCGGGCAGCCGGCATGTGGCAGTCTTTGAAGCTCCTATTGATGCGCTTTCCCATGCGACACTTCAAGAGCTGGAGGGATGGAAATGGAATGGTTATCGCTTGTCTTTGGGCGGTACTTCCCATGTGGCGCTGACTTCTTTCCTGGAACGCCACCCGGAGATACGGCGTGTTACCCTTTATATGGACCACGACCTTGCCGGATTTGTCAATGCCCGGAAAATCAAGACCATGCTTCACGAGGATAAACGTTTCCGTCATATCCGGGTAAGTGTCAACCCTCCCCGGATGGGAAAAGATTACAATGAGAAATTGCTGCTGGTTCGGGAACAACTGCAAACCAGCCAGCACCAACGCCGCCCAAAAGAGGCGGCCGTTTCAATTTAGGGAGGATTTCAACATGAATGGATCTCAACATATCTGCTTTACAGACAGCGCCGGAAAAGCGCTGTTTTCCATTCCCGACAATGGTTTACTCTGCCTGTTCTATGGAAACGGGGACAGGCACTTTGCTGTTTGTCATCGTCTGGATGACACCCATGCAGAAATTGACGGGGTAAATTATTCGATGCCGGACTTTGCCAAAAGGATGAAACACAACCAGATCAGCTTTGCCCCGGCATAAGGCTGGAAAACAAATAACAGGAGGATTTGAAAATGAAAAAAATTGAAAATACCGCTTTGCAGATGATTGCCGAGGCTTCCCGGTGTCCAGACTACGGCCCCGATATGGTTAAATCGCTGATGAAAAAGCTGGACATGAACGAAAAGGGCTTTGCGCTTTTGATGAATGTTGCCCCATCCACAGTGCGTCTTTGGACCAGCGGAGCTGCACAGCCTTGCGGCACAGCAAAACGCCTCATGCAGATTTATGAAACCGGTCCGGAGATTGTCGGCAAGATTGCCGGCGGGCAGCTACCGGCAGATGGGAGGGATTGATTAAATGGCGGGGACAGATAGCCAGCCGTTTGCGGAAAATGAGCAGGTCAAAGAGCTGCTTCACATGAAAGGAGGAATTTGATTGAATCAGGAACCACTACCGCAGATTCATTTGATCCGCGATACAGACTTATCCGTCTTTGCGTATGAACTCCATATTTTTGCCGGAGATTTTCTTAGAGAATGCGAATTCAATATGCGTTCTCTGGCAACAAATACCGGGGCTGATTCCATTGCCATCATGGGGAAAAATCACATGTGGCTTTCCGACGCCTTATTTGCTTATTGTTCTACGGCGGATCTTCATCAAATGATCTTAACAACGGAGTTCATCGGAGCGAGGGCTTTCCTGTTTCATACGGATCGGAGCGAGGGCGGTCACTTGTACGGAGATGTCCTGATGATGGATTTAGACACGCTGCGGCAGGATATAAAAAGAAATATCCTCTATCCCTGCGGCGTCAATATTGAACGCAAAGATGGTTCAGCGGCTACGGTCAGCCTGAAAGAATGGACTGAAATGGAGCTTTACGAAAAAGATGCTCTGAAAAGTTGGGGATTTTCTTATGCCCCGAATCAAGTTACGGAATGGCAGTACCACTATTCCACGATGTTCAGACAGTGGATGGATCAGGCATTTCGTTATATGCCCCAGGATTTAGAAGAACGCCTGAATATGCAATATATGGAGGCAGCCCAGAACCCGGATATGGATAAGTACCGCATACCACAGGGAACGGCAAAGCAGATGCTTCTTTATGACGAAGCCCCTGTGTATCGCCTTCTTCCATCCGGTTCGGAGAAAATTGCGCCCATCGCGGCAATCTCTACGGGCCTGTGGTATGAAAATTACCGGGAGTTTGCCATTGCACCGGAGGATTTAGGCGCTCTGGACAAACTGATCCGCAGGGAAACTGACCGGCTCACAGGAAACCTCCCACAACTTCACAAAAACGAAGAACGCCGCCCTGCCCCGGAGCGATAAGAATTTTACACTGACTGGAGGTGATGAAGATTGGCAGGAGTGCATGAAGATTTCGGCGAAAAGATCGGCGGTGCGAAAAAAGACCTGTGGAAAGACCGCGGGCTGTATGCAGATGATCTGGAAGCCATGAATGAGCGCGAAGCCGAAAAATTTGTGAAAAAGGATAATGTTTGGAAAAAGCCGGACTATGCAGCCATGCTGGAGGAAGGGATTCCTCTTGGCGTGGTCTATTTTATTAAAAAAGCAAGAGACGGCTTAAACGCTTCCCCTCAGTATTACCGCACGGATGACACCCCGGAAAAACGGACCGCGAGACAAAAGGAATATATAAAAACAGTCCGGGAATTGCAGACAGTGCTTTCAGATGTCCGTACTGTGGAGGATGCTGTGAGAGCCTATGACCGCTTTTTCGTTGACAATGGATATTTAGAAAAGGTACAGGGCTGGGGAAGCGGAATCCATTACCGGGCAACGAAAAAGGGACAGGACAATCCCGTGATCACAAACAAATTGTCCAATACCATGCTGATCCGCTCAGCTGAATATTTTGAGCGCAACTTTACTCAGGAAGCAAAAAAGGAACAGTTTTGTGTTTCCAAAGAGCAGAAAATACCGAAAGGTTATGCGATCCACTTCAACGACGGGAAACAGACCTATTCTAAAAATGGGGACTGGAAACCCGGTACCTACTATGTGACAAAAGGCTATTCGATCCTGCGGACCAATTTTGGGACCAAAGAAGCTGCCCTGAAATGGGTGCAGGAACTTGCCAAAGGCAGGAACAAAAACGGAAAGATCCGTTTTGTCCCTCCACAGCTTGCCCATGTCAAACGTACCGGACCGGATTATCGGAATGGCGTGGAGATCACCGGACAGCATTATCTTGATACCTTTGGGTTCCGCGGCGGTGAGTTTGGAAACTGGATGAACCAGAACGACCGGCAGACCTCCCTTAACATGGGATTTGAAGCACTAAAGGATCTGGCGTCAGCCCTTAAGATCAGCGATAAAGATATTGCTTATCAGGGAACACTTGCTATCGCTTTTGGTGCAAGAGGCAGCGGCAATGCTGCAGCTCATTATGAACCTTTGCGTACAGTCATCAATCTTACAAAAATGCACGGGGCCGGTTCCCTGGCACATGAATGGTGGCATGGACTTGACGATTATCTTGGTACAAAGATGAGAGCAAAAGGGATGCTGTCAGAACAGCCCCACCTCTATGCGCCGTTCCAAAAACTCATTGACACCATGAAGTATAAACCGGAAACACCGGAACAGGCAGCAAAGCGCACGGAAGCACAAACAGAACGCACCCGGAAAAATGCGGCAAGCTGGCTGGATTCCTCGGTTCTTGCCTCCCTGAAACGGTATGGCAATGAGGAACAGATGGAAACCTACGCAGTCTTGCGGGAAGCATTTTTGTCCGGCGAACCCGGCTCTGTGGAACAGATCAGCGCATTTAAGAAGAATGTTACCGGCCGGGTAATTCCCAAAAGTGAACGGGAACGGCTGGAAATTTTTGAGCGTATGCTTTCCGGGATGCAGGCGCAGGAAGCTCCGCAGATTGGACGGACGGAAACTGATTTTTACCGTAATTCGGTACGCATGGGAAAAGAATGTGAAAAAGACGGCGGTTATTGGGACAGCAATGTGGAAATGACAGCCAGAGCCTTTGCCTGTTATATCAAGGACAAACTGCCCTACACATCGGATTATCTGGCAGGCCATGCCGACTGTGCCCTTACCCTGGTTTCCGGTAAAGACGGAGAAATGGAGGTATTGAAAGCCTTCCCTGTGGGGGAAGAACGCCGTGCAATCAACGCTGTTTTTGACGAGATCATTCAGGATTTGAAACGGGAACAGCTATTGACCCATGCCGATGTAACGCTTCCCCTCTCTGTTTCTGAACTTCGTGAGGCGGCGGACGGGCAGCTATCCATGTTCGGCGTCGGCCGTCCTTCCGTGATGGATCAGCTTGCGGCAAACAGGCCGGCAGATAAAAAATCACCGGCACAGACGTTTTCCAGAAAAAACCACGAGCCGGAAATATAGCAGGAGGTGAACAGCATTTTGGAAGAAAATAAAGATTATCATGCCTACCGGTATGGCGACCACTTGACGCCGGGATCAGAGCTTAAAATTGAACACAGCGTAGTTTGTGAAAATGTGGATATTTCTACTCTGATCACAATGGGAATAGATAGCCTGGAAGCCATGCGCCAGGGAAGTATCGACGGGGAGCAGAAAGCCTATGAAATCGTGGTGGCTGCTGCAAAACAATGGGAACAGCAGGCAGCGGCAACACAGACGATCAACCGGGCTTTGGAATATCTTCGTACACCGGAGATTGAACATACCGGCAACCAGTGGAAAGACACCGATAACTGGAGGGCGGATCAGAAAATCAGCAACCGGGTCTATCAGATGACCTGCAGTATTTGGGAAGATACGAAATATGACAGAGAAACCAAACAGAGTGTTCCGATTGCCTGGTATGTGACATGGGAAGTCCGTATTCATTCCCCGAAGCAGGGATATGGAGCAAAGATTGCCGGACAAAACCAGAAACGATATACAGATAAGAACGCAGCCATAAAATACCTGGACGGGCGAAAGAAAGCCTATTCCCATTTATTCACGGAAATTTCCCCGCCGATCCCGAAAGAATATGAGCACCATTTTATGGTTCACGGTACTCTTTTACCTGGCTATACGGTTGAAGGACTGGAACAGGCCAAAACGGAACATGCCGCCGCCGAGGTTTCGGAGGGCGGTATTTTTACACCCGAAAACCAGGAGAAGCCTTCCGTCCTGGGGAAGCTCTCTGTGGCAAAAACTCAGGAAAAAACGCCAACCACTCCCGGTACGGCAATGAAAAAGAAGGAGGATATACAATTATGAAAGTGTTAATGGTAGAGCCGGGCAAGTCCCCTTATGCTGCGGAGATCGAAAGTGGTCTGAAATCCTTGCAGGCGGCAGTGGGCGGAGATATTCAGGCGGTCTATCCGTATGAGGACCCGGTGGCTCTGATCTGCAATGAAGAAGGCAAGCTGATGGGGCTGCCTTTGAACCGAGCTCTCTTTGACGATGACGGCCACATCTATGATATTGTGTCCGGGAATTTTCTGATCGTTGGTCTTGGCGAGGAAAATTTTACAGACCTTTCCCCGGATCTGATGGAGAAATATGGGGAGCAGTTTAAGTACCCTGAAAAATTTGCAAGGCTTGCCGGCGAGATCATTGCAGTCAAGCAGCCTGCAACCAATGAGCACCGGGAAAAACCGATGATGCACCATTCCGGCCCGGATTTGTAGAAAGAAAGGAGCCAATTATGTTAATGGCAGTAAATGAACCTTATGCCCTTATGGTGCAGCCGGACGATATTCTGATCTCTCCCCGTGAGGTAGATGAACATTTTGGGACGATGGTATGCTTTCATCCCCGCTATGCGCTGGGCGACCATCACAACCATATGGACAAAGATGACTTCCTGCGGGAAATGTATTTAGATACCGTAGGACATGATGAAGCCGGCATGAAACGCTATGAACGGATGGTAAACATTGTAAGCAGCCGTTTCCGGCATGGACCAAAGACAGAGGAACGGGCGATCGATGAAGCAATGCAGAAAGTAATTTCGGAAAAGTATCTGATGCTCCCCCTCTATCTCTACGACCACTCAGGTCTTGCCATGAGTACAGAAAGTTTCTCAGGCAGGGCTCCTCATGCAGAATGGGACAGCGGACAGGTCGGCTGGATCTATGTTTCCAAAGAAGATGCCCTAAAGGAATTTGACGCTGACAAGATGACCGGCGCCATCCGGCAGAAAGCGGACGCACTGATGCGCAGCGAAGTCGCCGCTTATGATTCCTATCTGCGTGGCGAATGTTATGGGTTTGAGCTTTATAAAAACGGGGAGCTGTCGGATAGCTGCTGGGGCTTTATGGGTAACTTTTCCGATGTGTTGAAAGATATGGCGGCATACCTCCCGGATGAGTGCAAAGGGATGGTCGATCATCTGGAGGAACAGGAACGCCCGGCTACGATCATCAAGACGCTTTTGAAACATGCTAAAATTCAGGTCGATCAGGCAGCAAAAGCCTTTGAACACGCTTCCCGACAGCAGGTTCTTGGGGAAAGCCGGTAAAAAGTTATTTCCATATTATAAATACCGATTTTATCAGAAAGGAGGATGCTCTTGCAGGAAGAACTCGAACAACGAACGGTTTCTGTTTCTATACAGGCAGCAAAACTGTCAGGGCGGGTACTGCGTGCGGCTATTGCTGCGGTACTCCAAAAGATGGAACAGGAACGCACAATGCCAAAAGTCGGGCGCAACAGCATGAAGCGGCTGACTTATAAAGACCCCGGAGCCAATACCATTGAAGTTTCAGGGCGAATCCGCTCTTTTGAACGGTATGCCAGAAAACATCAGGTACGCTACCATATAGAAAAGGAACTTGGGACCGATCCCCCAAAATGGACGGTATATTTCAAGGCAAACCAGGCGGATGCACTGACGGCAGCTTTTAAGGAATATACAAAGAAAGACCTTACACGCAGCACCAGACCGTCGCTGCTTATACAGCTTCATAAGTTCAAAGAACTGGCACAGTCGCTTGGCCGTGACCGTGTAAAGAACAAAGAACACGGAGGACCGGAACGATGAAGATTGATGCAGAAACATTGAAAAAACAGGTCATTCTCCATCTGCCTTATGTTCTGTTCCTTCTGGTATTTGCCAAGCTGGGCGAAGCGGTGCGGCTGGCTCCCGGAGCAGACGCTTCCCAAAAGCTGTTAGGACTGTCCGAAGGCTTTGCCCTTGCGTTTCAGAGTATGTGGCCGGGTGCGGCAATGGACTGGCTGATCGGTTTCTGCGGTGCAGCCATTATGCGGCTGGCAGTCTATCTTAGAGGGAAAGACGCTAAGAAATACCGCAAAAATGTGGAATATGGTTCTGCAAGATGGGGAAATAAAGCCGATATTGCCCCGTTTATGGACCCAAATCCGGAAAACAATATCATTCTTACCCAAAGTGAAGGACTGATGTTAAACGGAAGGCCCAAAAATCCGGCCAATGCAAGAAATAAAAATGTACTGGTAGTCGGAGGATCAGGTTCGGGAAAAACGCGCTTTTTCATCAAGCCCAATCTGATGCAAATGCACAGTTCCTACGTCGTCACCGATCCGAAAGGTACAGTCCTTGTGGAATGCGGAAAGATGTTGCAGCGAGGCACACCAAAGCTGGACAAGGACGGAAAGCCTGTGCGTAATGAAAAAGGAAAGATCATCTATGAGTCCTATAAAATACGGGTATTCAATACGATCAATTTCCAGAAAAGTATGCACTTTAACCCGTTCGCCTACATTCATTCCGAGAAAGATATTCTGAAGATCGTCACTACCCTAATCGCCAATACCAAAGGCGAAGGAAAAGCCGGAGACGATTTCTGGGTCAAGGCAGAAACCCTGCTCTATACGGCACTGATCGGATATATCTATTATGAGGCTCCGGCAAACGAACAGAATTTTGCCACACTGGTAGAAATGCTGAACGCAATGGAAGTCCGTGAGGATGATGAGTCGTTCAAAAATGCCGTTGACCTTCTCTTTGACGCGCTGGAACAGAAAGACCCGGATCATTTTGCCCTGCGTCAATATAAGAAATATAAGCTCGCTGCCGGAAAAACAGCCAAGTCGATCCTTATTTCCTGTGCTTCCAGACTGGCTCCTTTTGACATTAAAGAAGTCAGGGAAATTACCATGTATGACGAACTGGATCTGGATATGCTGGGAGATGAACGGACTGCTCTTTTCCTTATTATGAGTGATACGGACGGGACCTTTGCATTTTTGATCAGTCTGATCTATTCCATTTTGTTTAACCGCTTGTGTGAGCGGGCGGATGATGTATATGGTGGAAGGCTTCCCATCCATGTGCGCTGCCTGATCGACGAGGCGGCAAATATCGGGCAGATCCCGAACCTGGAGCGTCTTATGGCGACCATCCGAAGCCGTGAGATCTCTGCCTGCCTGGTGCTGCAGGCGCAAAGCCAGCTCAAAGCCCTGTATAAAGACAACATGGACACCATCATCGGTAACTGTGACGCCTCCCTTTTCTTAGGAGGCAAAGAAGAAACCACCTTAAAAAGCTGGAACTCCCTATTGGGGAAAGAGACCATCGACCTGTATAACACCAGTGTCACAAAGGGCAATCAGGAATCCCACGGACAAAATTTTCAAAAGCTGGGAAAGGATCTGATGTCGGTGGATGAACTGGCAGTCATGGACGGGGGTAAATGTCTGTTGCAGATCAGGGGTGTGCGGCCGTTCCTCTCCCGGAAATACGATATAACCAAACACCCAAATTACAAACTGCTTTCCGATTTTAATGAGAAGAACGCTTTTAATATCGAAAAGTTTCTTTCTACCCGGATGCCGATGCGTCCCGGTGAACGATACCGCAATTATGAAGTCACAGCCGAAGATCTGGCTTCCCAGACTTTATAAAGTTGTTCCTGCCTGTCAAAGCATGACGCCCTGGCAGGCTTTGTTTTTGTCACGATGAAAGGAGGATTTTTTGAGGATTCGTGATTCTCCCTGAAAAGTAAATAACCGCAGGATTTTTCCTGCCCCATGCCGCCGTGCTGTTTGAAACAGATTTTTTCTAAAAACAGTGCGGCGGCTTTTTTTGTTTCCGGCCTGATATGGCCATATCACAAATTAAAATTTCTGAAATTAAAGGAGGAACATTATGGCATTTTTTGCAAGCGCGATTGATACTTTGAAGATCCTTGTGATCGCCCTGGGCGCAGGTCTGGGCGCATGGGGTGTTGTAAACCTTCTCGAAGGTTACGGAAATGATAACCCAGGTGCAAAATCCCAGGGGATCAAGCAGCTTATGGCAGGCGGAGGTATCGCTCTGGTTGGTGCAACGCTGATCCCGCTGCTTTCCGGCCTGTTCGGTTAAGGGCTGACTTATGGGCAGTCTGTTTGAATGGATAACAGACTGGATTAAAGAGGGCCTGATCGATGCGATCACCGGACAGTACACCAGTATTTTCAACTCCGTCAACAATCAGGTTGCGGATGTGGCAAATCAGGTAGGACAGACCCCGCAGGGCTGGAATGGCGGCGTGTTTTCCATGATCCAGAATCTTTCAGAAACCGTCGTCATTCCCATTGCGGGCATGATCCTGACCTTTGTTCTGGTGTATGAACTGATCCAGATGATTCTCGAAAAGAACAACATGCACGAATTCGATACATTCAACATCTTCAAGTGGATTTTCAAGACTTTTGTTGCCACTTACCTGCTCACCAACTGTTTTACGATTGTGATGGCGGTCTTTGATGTGGCCCAAAATGTGGTGTCGCAAAGTGCCGGTGTCATAAACGGGAACCTGGATGTGCAGGCGGCGTTGTCTGATCTGAAAACCCAGCTTGAAGCAATGGGAATGTGGGAACTGATTGGACTGTGGCTGGAAACCAACATCATCAATCTGTGTATGTGGGTACTGTCCATCGTGATCTTTGTCATTGTATATGGCCGTATGATCGAGATTTATTTAACCGTGAGCCTTGCACCGATCCCGTTTTCCACAATGGCAAACCGGGAATGGGGACAAATGGGAACCGGGTATCTGCGTTCCCTTTTTGCCCTGGGTTTTCAGGGTTTTTTGATCCTGATCTGTGTTGCCATTTATGCAGTGCTGGTCCAGTCTATCCCATCGTCCGGCGACGTGCACGGCGCGATCTGGGGAACGGCGGGTTATACGGTACTGCTGGCTTTTGCCCTGTTTAAGACAGGTTCGTTATCCAAATCCATATTTAATGCAAGATAGCATGAACAAAACCAATTCTAAAAAGGAGGATTTTATATATGAGTAAAACCAATACAGAAAAAATGGCGCCGGAGACACAGACGCCGGAAATGGCAAACGGCATGAAGCTGGATGTCCGCGTGCGTCCGATCGCCCCAATGGGAAACCTGCTGGCGTTTGCCAATGTTACGATTGGCGGATGCTTTAAGATTGACGGCTTCCGTATCTGTTCCAGTGAAAAGGGGCTGTATGTCAATATGCCCGCAACCCAGGATAAGGGAGGCAACTGGAAAGATGTCTGCTGGCCGGTTACGGCAGAGTTCCGCAAGCAGCTCAACGATGCCTTAATCGATGGGTACGGGCAGGCTATTGAAAATTTGCAGGCAACTCTTGAAGCGACAAAGGGAGCAGCGGAAAAACCTTCCCTGACCGGTGCATTGAAAGAAAATGCCGGTAAGGTCAAAGAACAGCCGGCCAAACCGGCCACATCTAAGAATGAGCAGGCTCGCTAATGCCGGAAACGAAACAGTACGGCATTATCTATGCCGATCCGCCCTGGCGCTATGACAGGAAACATGGAAGCGGCGTTGCGGAAAACCATTACCCCACAATGAGCATTGAAGAAATCTGTGCCCTGCCGGTATCGGAACTTGCCGCAAAAGACAGCGCCCTCTTTCTGTGGGCAACCTTCCCGCAGCTCAATGAAGCCTTCCGGGTGATCGATGCCTGGGGATTCAAATATAAAACGCTGGCTTTTCTATGGCTCAAACAGAACCGGAAAGCGGATAGCTGGTTTTATGGCATGGGCTTTTGGACCCGCTCAAACGCGGAGGTCTGCCTGCTGGCAACCAGAGGCCGTCCGAAACGCCAATGTGCGGGAATCCATCAGTTTGTGATCTCCCATATTGAGCAGCACAGCAAGAAACCGGACGAGGTGCGGGATAAGATCGTAAAACTCATGGGCGATCAGCCCAGAGTGGAACTGTTTGCAAGACAAAAGACACCCGGCTGGGATGTATGGGGCAATGAAGTGAACTGTACGCTGACTATGCCGGAGCGAAAGGGGTGATTTTGATAGAACAAGATGCAAAGCGGCTGCTTATGGAACGGCTGGACGAGTGTTTGAAGGTTCATGCGGATATGCTGGATGCACAGAACATCGGCAGTATTTACGAGTTACAGGGACTTTCGGAACTCCACTATTATCTGAAGGTTGAGCATGTATTTACTCCGGCGGAAGTAGAGGCGCTTCTTTCTTTTCAGGACCCGTTGGATGTAGCCCGATGGTGTTGGGAAGAAAATAACCATGAACACAGTTTCCCGATCTGCGATCTTCTCAAAGAAATTGATGCAGCGCAAAAATTTGAACATTTCACAAGCGAACCTTCCGCACAGGACAAATATACGCTCCTGATGAAACGGCTGGGACAGAATTACTTTGCTTACAGGGAAAGCCTTATGTCAAGAGATAAGGAATCCTTAATTGAAAAAGCTGCTGAAATTACAGCCATGCAGGAGGCGTATTCCTATCTGACAACAAAGTTTGAGTTCGGGGATGAAATGCTGGATGATGTGCTGGCGCTTGAGAATCCTTTGAAATACTTTGCAGACCGTTGGCTTATGCCGGTTTCAGATGTGTTCGACGTGGATATGGATATTCGGGAAAATATTGCCGGAATCCGAGACAGCCAGGAATACCTGTGTCAGAGAGAGCCGGCTGTTTCTGTCCTGGCACGGCTGCAAAATGCGGCTCAGGAAGTGCGGGAATGTCCGGCTGTGGAGAAACCGGTACGCGATTTCGGTGCACGGTAATGGGCCGGAAATTATATTACGATGGGAGGTGTATAGATGCCTTATGTACCTGTACCAAAGGATTTAACCAAAGTTAAGACTAAGCTGGCCTTCAATCTGACGAAGCGCCAGCTTATTTGTTTCAGCCTTGCCGGGCTTGTCGGCCTTCCGGTGTATTTCTTTACCCGCGGGGCGATCGGCAATTCGGCGGCTGTACTTTTGATGATCGGGCTGATGATGCCCTTTTTCTTCTTCGCCATGTATGAGCGTGACGGGCAGCCGGCAGAAAAGATCTTGAAGAACCGGCTCCGTTATAAGCTCTGGCCGAAGGACCGTCCATACAAGACGGATAACCTGTATAAATCTATGTCAAAGAAGGAGGTTACAAAGATTGCCAAAAAACAAGCAGCAGGAAGCTCAGGAAAAGCGTCTGCAAAAAAACATCAGGCAGGCCAAAAAGACTAGAGCCGATGCAAAGCAGGGCAAAACTAAGTCTGCCCGTTCCAAGCCGTCTAAAAAAGGCGGTTTTTTTGCCGGGCTGAAAGCAGATGCCCCGCAGACGGTCCAGCAGAGCATTCCCTACCGTGAAATGTACCGGGATGGGATCTGCCGGCTGACCGATACCCTTTACACCAAAACGGTGCAATTTTTTGATATTAACTATCAGCTTGCACAGGCAGATGATAAAGCACAGATCTTCGAGGGTTACTGCGATTTCTTAAATTACTTCGACGCCTCGATCCATGTGCAGCTTACCTTTATCAACCAGCGGGCCAATATGCAGGATTTTACCAGAAGCATTGACATCCCTCCCCGCGGCGACGAGTATGACGGAATCCGCAAGGAATACGGGGATATGTTAAAAAACCAGTTGCAGAAAGGAAATAACGGTCTCACCAAACGCAAATACATTACCTTTGGGATCGAGGCAGATGACCTGCGTACTGCGAAAATGCGTCTGGAACGCATTGAAACGGATGTACTGGCAAATTTCAAAACCCTTGGAGTCCAGGCAAGATCCTTAAACGGACTGGAACGTCTGGAACTTCTTCACAGCCAGCTTCACCCGGACGGTCAGGAAAAATTTCATTTCCAGTGGTCGGATCTGCCTAAGACCGGTCTTTCTACCAAAGACTTCATTTCCCCATCCGGGCTGTCTTTTTCAAAGGATGGAAAGACATTCCGGGTAGGCGACCATTCCGGTGCTGTCTCCTTTTTGCAGATTTTGGCGCCGGAGCTTACCGACCGGCTTTTAGCGGATCTTCTTGACTTAAACGACGCCGTGACCGTCAACCTGCATATCCAGTCTATCGACCAGGCGCAGGCGATCCGAAACATCAAACGCAAAATGTCGGACCTGCAGAAAATGACCATTGAGGAACAAAAGAAAGCGGTCCGATCCGGGTATGATATGGACATCATTCCCACCGACCTTGCCACCTATGGAGAGGAAGCCAAAAATCTTTTGCAGGATTTACAGAGCCGCAATGAGCGCATGTTCCTTGTGACGGTACTGGTGGAAAATATCGCTGCCAAACGTCAGAAGCTGTTTAATGATATTTTTGCCGCTTCGGGTGTGGCACAGAAATACAACTGTGCCTTAAAACGGCTGGATTACCAACAGGAACAGGGGCTTATGTCCTCGCTTGCTCTTGGCACGAACCAGATTGAAATTGAGCGCGGGCTTACGACCAGCAGCACAGCGATCTTTGTACCGTTTACCACCTGTGAATTGTTCCAGGAGGGCGAGGCGTTGTATTACGGTCTGAACGCCCTTTCCAATAACCTGATCATGGCGAACAGAAAAACGCTGAAAAATCCCAATGGGCTGTTTCTCGGTACCCCAGGAAGCGGTAAATCTTTCTCTGCCAAGCGTGAGATCGTCAATGTGTTTCTTCTGACGGAGGACGACATCATTATCGCTGACCCGGAAAATGAGTATGGGCCGCTGGTACAGCAGTTCGGTTCCCAGGGGCAGGTCATTGATATTTCTCCTACTTCCACGAACTACATCAACCCGATGGACATCAATCTGGACTATTCCGATGATGAAAACCCAATTACTTTGAAAAGTGATTTTATCCTGTCGCTGTGCGACCTTATCATCGGCGGCAAAGAAGGGCTTTCCCCTATTGAAAGGACGATCATCGACCGTTGTACCAGACTGGTGTACCGGGAATACCTGCAGAACCCATGCCCGGAAAATATGCCGATCTTAGGCGATCTTTACGAGCTGCTTTTGAAACAGTCTGAACCGGAAGCACAGAATATCGCAACGGCACTGGAAATCTATGTCAATGGTTCCCTTAACGTGTTCAACCACCGTTCCAATATCCAGATGGATCAACACCGGGTACTGTGTTTCCAGCTTAAGTCACTGGGAAAAGCCTTAAAGGAAATCGGGCTTTTGATCATGCAGGATGCGGTGTGGAACCGTGTCACGGCCAATCGCTCCAAACATAAAACAACCTGGTTCTATATCGACGAATTCCATCTTCTTTTGAAAGGGCAGACAGGAAGTTTCAGCGTGGAGATCTGGAAACGCTTCCGTAAATGGGGCGGAATCCCATCAGGTTTAACGCAGAATGTCAAGGACCTTCTGGCTTCCCGTGAGATCGAAAATATTTTTGGTGCGACACGTTGACGCACAAACATCGCTCTATGAGGGTAAAACTTCATGGACTTATGGCCATGCGATGCTAAAATCGTCGGACTTACCTTCTTACGAGGTAAGTAACAACTGATAATTCGAAAGGTAGAATGATGGGGTAACGCCTTGAAATGCCTTCTCTGATACTTCGACCGGCTCCGACTGTAATGGTTGGGGTCTGGAGCTCGATAAAGTCGGCGGAAGTCTGCCGAAACAGTGTAGAAATACAGCTGTCGAAAGTGCGGTAGAGGTACTGTATGCAGATGACACGTCGGGAGTCTATAAAATATCTATGGTGAGAATGTCCACGACGGACTGACGAAAACCGCGAATGTACGGGTCTAGATGTTTACCATATAGAAATGTATGGACACTTAATTGTGGGTCAGTGCGGTGTAGTAAGAATCGAAAATATGAAACTCCGTATTGTGTTACAGGCACAATCAAGCTGACAGGACTATAGCGGACACCTAAGGATATATGCACAGATAGAATTATCGGAACGTGGAAAGGTACAGAGTTGCTCATAAGCAATCTGCGGACGAATCATATAAGCCGCCTAATCTGTGCTGAAAAGCGAAGCTCGAACCTACGACAGCCCTACGAAAAAGGCGGGCTCGAGGAATGGGCTTTAGTCGGTTAGAAACAATTGTTGTCATTCAATCTTATAAGGATTACGAGTATGACAAAAAGGGACACTTTCCCAAGAAAGGAGAGTGATGCCTTATGACCATGAAAAAGAAAAAGCAACTGCTCTGTGAGGATAATCTGCGTCACAATGAGTATTACGGAATGCAGAATACGATTGATAATCTATACCAGGCAAGTTTGAACGGAGAAGTTTTTACAGATTTAATGTCTGTCATTCTTCAACGGGAAAACATTCTTCTAGCGTACAGAAATATCAAGAAAAATACGGGAAGTAAAACAAGTGGCACAGACAATCTCACAATCGAGGACATTGGAAGATGTTCCCCCGATGAGGTTGTTGAAAAAGTTAGATTTATTATTAATGGAAGTGAACATGGGTATCGCCCAAAACCTGTAAGGCGTAAGGAGATACCAAAACCATACGACCCAAGTAAAATGAGACCCTTAGGGATTCCGTGTATATGGGATAGACTTGTTCAACAATGTATCAAACAGGTATTGGAACCTGTTTGTGAGGCTAAGTTCAGCAAAAACAGCTATGGATTCAGACCGAACCATTCGGTTGAGAACGCTATAGCAAGAAGTTATCAGCTACTTCAACATGCCAATCTTCACTATGTCATTGAATTCGATATAAAAGGGTTCTTTGATAACGTGAATCATGCCAAGCTGATACGACAGATATGGGCTATGGGTATTCATGACAAGCAACTGATATTTGTCATAAGACGAATTCTCAAAGCACCAATCAAACTGGAAGATGGGACTTTTATCACACCCGACAAAGGAACCCCACAGGGAGGTATTATATCGCCACTTCTGGCTAATATCGTGCTTAACGAATTAGACCACTGGGTAGAAAGTCAATGGCAATGGTGTCCGATTTGCAAACGGAATGCTAGACCTGAAAACGGCTTTCGACAGGCTAAGAAATCTAACCTGAAGGAAATGTTCATTGTTCGCTATGCAGATGATTTTCGAATCTTTTGTAGGACAAAGGACTCCGCTGAACGCACCAAATGTGCAGTCACTCTGTGGCTGAAAGAAAGGCTCAAACTGGAAATTTCTGAAAAGAAAACGAGGATTGTCAATGTAAGAAATCATTACTCTGATTTTCTCGGATTCAAAATGAAAGTTCACAGAAAAGGCAACAAACTCGTGGTTATATCTCATATCGCAGATAAAAATCTCGAGCACAAAAGGGAGAAGCTTAAAGAACAGGCAAAGAGAATCGTTCACCCTCGCAAAATATATGGCGAACAGGGGGAAATCAGACTCTATAACAGTATGGTTACTGGCATGCAGAATTATTACTGTATCGCCACACATGTTAATCATGATTGTGCTTCCCTAAACCGCACAGTCATGACCTTGCTGACAAACAGGCTTAGCACTCGCACAGGCAACCGTCTTGTGAAAACAGGGCGAGAGCTTACGGAGTTTGAAAAAGCCCGTTTTGGTAAATCCAAAATGATGCGATATGTCGCTGGTACGAATGAGCCCGTGTATCCAATAGGATACACACAGCACAAAAACCCGCTTTTCCGTAAGAAGAGCTGGAATTATTACACTCCCGAAGGACGAGAAGGTATTCACAACTGTCTGAGAATCAACATCCCTATGATGTTGGCTCTCATGCGTCAACCAGCCTATTCCAATAGTGCGGAATACGCAGACAATCGAATATCTCTCTTCTCAGCCCAATGGGGAAAATGTGCTATAACAGGTGTTGAATTCTCCTCTGTTGGGGAAATTCATTGCCATCATAAGTTACCCCGACATTTAGGCGGTACGGATGCCTATGAGAATCTTATTCTCATAAAGAATTCCGTACATAAACTCATTCATGCTTCAAAAGCGGAAACTATTTACAAATATATGGATTTACTACAGCTAGATATCAAACAGCTTATAAAGGTTAACCACCTTCGTGAGTTGGCTTCCATGCAACCTATTTAATCTTATTTCAACTACTACAGTTTTTATTCTATTCAAAGGTTGATTGTTTAGACAATGAAAAATACTAACCGATGGAACGCCGTGTGCGGTGAAAGTCGCATGCACGGTGTGGAGTGGGGGAAAAGCCCGAGATGATATCAGAGGCTTACCTATCACTATAGAACTCGGACTTTATCTATATGCTCAACCAGGCCCAGGGAGACCGTCAGATTTTGGCAAAGCAGTTGGGGATCTCCCCGCACCAGCTTTCGTATGTGACCCATTCCGGTCCCGGCGAGGGGCTTTTGTTCTTTGGAAATGTGATCATCCCCTTTGTGGACCACTTCCCGAAGGACACACTCTTGTACAGCGTGCTTACCACAAGACCGGATGAAGTGGCGGGGACCAAAGCATGAGGCAAAAATTAAAATGGATCGGAGGTGAGAACAATGGCACACGACAGGGAATTTCAAAGGAAGCGTAAAGATACCCGGATGCCGGTGCGTGATTCCCACGGGGAGGATCAGCCGGCAGCCAGGCAGACCGAACAGGATTTTGACCTGCGCAGGGCACGGGACACCCCTTCTTCTGTCAACGGCAAGACACACAGGCAGGACATCCCTGTACAGACGGAATTTTCCCATCTGTCACCGGAAACACCGGAGTCCTTGTTGGAACAGGGCGAAGCGTATGCAACCGCTTTGGATGGTTTTTCGGAACACTTTGAGACACCGGATGCTGCCAGGACAGCGCCCCCGATACAGGACAACGTGCGAAGCAATTTCCGGCAGGAGGCTTCCAGACGTTTTCTTGTAACAGAGAATGCGACAGACCATGATACCGGAAAATATGCTCCTTCTTCCGAAGGCTCAGCCACACCGGACAGCACAGACAGATCCAGTCAGGAACACCGTTACCGGACACATCAGCATGGGAACAAATATCAACAGCGTTTTCAGGAAGCGGCACAGGCGGAGGAACAGGCAGCGCAGAAGGAAAAGGGTGTGGATAGCGAACCGCCAAAAACATCCAAGCTGGAATTTACTGCGGATGAACTGCCGCCGCAGACAGAGGATAAAAAGCTCACCCATGCAAGGCGGAAGGCCGAACGTACTGCACAAAAAGCAGAGCAGGCACAAAATCGTCTGCCGGCCCGGAAGAAACTGCGCATGGAGACGGTTTCCGACCCGGAGACCGGAAAAGCCAAAAAACACTTAAAATTTGAAAAGGAGGTCAAATCACAAAAGGCCCATGTAAAAGGGCCTGTACCACTGCGTCCGGTCAAGGCGGGCGCCAATACTGCCATTGGTTACGCCCATAAAAAGATTTATGAGGCAGAGGATGAAAATGTGGGGATCAAGGCATCCCACCGCTCTGAACTTGTGGGCGAGGCAGGGCTTCGCACGGCATATCACCGGCATAAAACTGCCCCCTACCGAAAGGCAGCGAAATTACAGCAAAAATCAGCAAAGGCCAACGCAAGACTTGCTTACCGGCAGGCTCTTAGCGACCACCCGGAGCTGAAGAAACATGCGATTGCCCGGATATGGCAGAAACAAAAACTGAAAAGGCAGTATGCCAAGGCTGCCCGTGAAGCCGGGAAACAGGCAAAAAATGCCGCAGTCACAACAGAGAGGGTCAGCGTCGGTATTGTCCATGCGGTCAAACGGCACCCTGTAATCTGCCTTGTCCTCCTGCTTCTCCTTTTGGTAATTTTCCTGATCACATCCCTGTTTTCCACGTTCTCCAATATCGGGACCGGCGGTTTGGGAAGTCTGGCTGCTTCTACCTATCTTGCAGATGATCAGGACATCAACCAGGCGGAGCTTACCTATACCGAATGGGAAACGGATCTGCAAATGGAAATAGACCGGGTGGAATCAGACCGCCCCGGCTATGACGAATACCAGTATAACCTGGGCGCAATCGAGCATGACCCGTATGTGCTGATGGGGTATCTGACTTCTGCTTATCAGGGATTTACTTACGATGAAGTGGAAAGCGTGCTGCGGCAGCTTTTCCAGGAACAATATACCCTGTCCTTTTCAGAAGAAACCGAGATCCGTTACCGCACCGAAACTTCCGTTGATCCGGAAACCGGGGAAGAAACCCAGGAGGAAGTGCCTTATGAATGGCGCATCTTAAATGTCAAGCTCACAGTCACACCTCTAGAAAACCTGGTCGTTTCCCGGATGAACGCAGACCAGAAAGAGATCTGCGAGATCCTGCTGCAGACAAAAGGAAACCGCCAGTATGTCAAAAATGTCTTTGGCACCAACTGGCTCCCTTATGTGACCAGTTATTACGGCTACCGGGTACATCCCATCAGTGGGGAAAAGAACTATCACACCGGTGTGGACATCGGGATGCCGGAGGGCACAGAGATCCTTGCCGGGCATGACGGAACGGTCACCCTTGCGGGAAATGTCGGCGGTTATGGCTTGTGTGTCGCTATTGAAGGCGAGGCATACGAAGGACATACCCTGACGACCAAATACGGGCACTGTTCCCAGATCCTTGTTTCTGCCGGGCAGGAGGTCAAAGCCGGGGATGTGATTGCAAAGGTCGGGAATACCGGAAATTCTACCGGGGCCCACCTGCACTTAGAAGTCCTGGTTGACGGCCAGTATTTGAATCCCCTGTATTTTGCCGATACCGGCGATACCAGCGAACGGCACCTGCCGGAAGTTGGTTCAGGCGGCACAGGAAACTACTTCGATTATGACATTCCACCGGAAGCCCTTGCGGATGAACAGTTTGCCGCAATGATGGCCGAGGCGGAAAAATATCTTGGCTATCCGTATGTATGGGGAGGCGCAAGCCCTTCCACTTCCTTTGACTGTTCCGGCTATGTGTCCTGGGTGATCAACAACTGCGGCGTTGGCTGGAATTTCGGAAGGCTGACCGCGGATGGTCTTTTAGGTGTATGTACGCCGGTATCAAGTGCGGATGCAAAACCGGGCGACCTGATCTTCTTCCAGGGGACCTACAACACCAGCGGCGCAAGCCATGTAGGGATCTATGTGGGAAATGGAATGATGATCCACTGTGGAGACCCGATTTCTTATGCAAACATCAATACAAGCTACTGGCAGCAGCATTTTTATACATTTGGGCGTCTGCCTTAACAGATTGGAGGTAATAAATTGAATCCTAAAATTGAAAAACTGGAAAAGGAAATTGAAAAGACCAAAACAAAGATTGCGGAAATGCAGGCAAAGCTCCATAAGCTGGAGGAACAGAAAACAGAACTGGAAAATACCGATTATGTGGCGGTGGCGCGCAGTTTCAAACTGACGCCCCAGCAGCTTGCGGATTTTTTGAAATCACAGCAGGCAGCCCCTTCGGAAACTGTTTTACCGCAGGAGAAGGAGGATGTGCATGAGGCTTAAAAAACTTTCCCTGCTGCTGGCGCTTACGCTTCTTGTAAGTGTCAGCGCATTACCTGTAACGGCTCATGCCGGCGGTTCCAAAGACACCACACCGCCAACGCTGACTGCTTCCCTGGAGGGCGATGCCCTGAAAATAGAAAGCAGTGACGATCTATCCGGCGTGGAGGCGGTCTTTGTTGATGAAAACCGTATCAACTCCCTCACCGATGGGAAAGCGTCGGTTGCACTAAAAGATTATGCAGGAACAGAAAAACAGGTAAGCATATACGCAAAAGATTATGCCGGCAACCGTTCTGATGTGGTAAAGCTGGATAATCCGTATTACAAAGAACCGGCTCCTGAAAAGAAACCTGCTGCGGCAGCACCCCAGAGTCCGTCCGGTACACAGACAAAACCGCCTAAGGAAGAAAAACCTTCCGGCTCAAACGCTGCAACCCCTTCCGGCGGCGGAAATTCTTCCGGTTCAGATAACAGTACCGGACAGCAGGAAAATACTTCTGCGATCCCGGAAGGTGCATTTACCCCGGAAGGCACCGGAACGGTACAGGACAACATCAGCGGTACGGATGGGGAAAAACAGTTTTACACCATCACTACGGACGCGGGCAATGTCTTTTATCTGGTGATCGACGGGAAACGGGAAGATAACAATGTCTACTTCTTAAACGGCGTCACAGAGTCCGACCTGATGGCGCTTGCAGAAAAGAACAATGGCAGCATGAGCATGATTCCCCAGGAAGAAAGCTGCAACTGCACCGAAAAATGTGAGGCAGGAAAAGTCAATACCGGCTGTCCGGTCTGCAAAAATGACTTGAGTGGCTGCAAAGGAAAAGAAAAGCCGACGGAAACCGAAAAACCGGCTGAACCGGAAAAGCCGAAGAAAGAGACCGGCAGTGTCGGCACGATCCTGTTTATCCTTGCTGCCTTACTTGCGGTCGGCGGGATCGGTTACTATGTAAAAATCGTGCGTCCGAAACAGCAGGCCGAGGACGATGCGGAATTTGAGGATGACGGTTATGGAGAAGGCTTTGACCCGGATGAGGCATACGGGGAACCGGAATATCTTTCCGAGGATGATTTTGACGACAAGGACAGCAAATAAGGCTGTCCTTTTAGATTTTATGAAAGTGAGGATTTTTTCATGGAACATATCATAACCAGGCGCCGCGGCTTTCGCAAGCTGTTGGCGTTTTTGCTTTGTATGGCAAGCATTTTGGGGCTTCTTCCGGCTCAGGCTTTTGCCATGTCTGTCGGACAAACGGCAAGCTCCTGGCTGGGCGACCAGTATGTGGGCTCTGATGGAAACCACTACCGCGCCCCGGCACCTTACACCTATCTTGCCTACCATGCAGACGGAACCATCGACGTACACACCAGTTCCGGGGGCAATGCTTACCGGCACTATATGCTGACGGATTCTGACGGGATCAGCCATCAGGTTTACTGTGTGGAGAGCGGGATTCCTTACCATACTTCGGAAAACACCTATGTTTCAGAAAGCGGGACCAACAGCCAATACCTGAACCTGCTTCCTGCCGAGGCAAGGAGGGGGATCACCCTGACTGCGATCTATGGCTGGAAACCCGGTGCGACGCTCCCTGTTTCCGGGATCAACGAGGATGACTATAAGATGGCAACCCAGATCATCCTTTGGGAATACCAGCAGCAGCTTAGAAGCGATCCGTACAACCGCCACGGAAACGGCCACGCAGATGGTGACCAGTATTTCAGCGTGATCGCCGGACGACCGGCTGAAAAAGCCTATGACTGGATTCTGGCACAGGTCGCTTCCCATTCCACAGTCCCTTCCTTTACTTCTTCTAAGAAAAGCGAAGCACCGGAACTGGAACTGAAATGGGATGTAGAAAAAAAGGTCTATACCCTGACGGTCACAGATACCAACAACTTGAAGATCGACCTGGAGGCTTTGAAAGGCAGCGGCGTTTCTGTGACAAGAAACGGAAATGAATACACCTTTACCAGCAGGCAGATGATGATGGACCCGGTGCTGTTTGAATTCCGAAAGAATATCCCGGTGGCAAATGACATGCTGATCTGGGGCAGACCAGGCTACCAGACCATGATGACCGGCGCCAGCGATCCGGTTTCCTTCTTTGTAAAGATCAAAACGGAAACTTACGGTACTGCAAAACTTGTCAAGACCAGTGAGGACGGCATTGTTTCCGGTATCACCTTCCATATTTCCGGTACGGACATTTTGGGAAATGAAGTCAATGAGGAAGTCACGACCGGAGAAAACGGCCAGATTGAAAAGAAGCTCCTGCCGGGAACCTATCTGGTAAAAGAGCTGCCGGTGGACCGCTATGTGACCCCTTCCGCACAGTACGTGACCATTGAAAGCGGGCAAACTTCTTCGGTACATTTCAGCAATATCCTGAAGAAGTTCCGCGTCCATGTGGTAAAGAGCGACGCTGATACCGGAAATGCCCAGGGGGACGCCACGCTTGCAGGGGCGACCTATGGGATCTTCCGTGATGGCGAACTGATCGACACTTATACTACCGGGCCGGATGGCAGCTTTATGACTCGCTATTATGTGTGCGGGGATAACTGGACGATCCGGGAGATCGAACCGAGCACCGGGTATCTTCTGAATGAAACCGTTTATGAAGTGGGTGCATCCCCTTCCCTGTATGAAGTGGAACTCAATACCACAGAAAATCAGGTGACGGAAACGGTTATTTACGGAAATATCCAGCTTGTCAAGCACACCGATGACCTGGACCCGGATGTGCCTGAGGGCGAAAATACCGACGATCCCAATGCCGGTATCATCGAACGCCCGGAAGCAGGCGCAGTCTTTGAAATTTACTTAAAGGCAGCCGGAAGCTATGACGCGGCAAAGGAAAGTGAACGCGACCTTCTTACCACGGATGCGGATGGTTTTGCTTCCAGTAAACCGCTTCCGTATGGGCATTATACGGTCCATCAAATCGCAGGCGAGGAAGGCAAAGCCTTTGTCCCGGACTTTACGGTATTCATTTCCTCTGACGGAAAGACTTACAGCTATATCCTGAACAACCGCACCATCACAGCCCGTCTGAAAGTTGAAAAATGTGACGCAGAGACCGGAAAGATTATCCCTGTGACCGGAACCGGTTTTCAGATCAAGGATCTTTCCACCGGGGAATTTATCACCCAGACCGTCTACTATCCGAACCCGGAAACACTGAATACCTTCTATGTTTCTGACGAGGGCTGGCTGATGCTGCCGGAGCCTTTGGCCGCCGGGGATTATGAACTTTATGAGGTAGCTGCTCCTTACGGCTATGTGCTTTCCGACCAGCCGGTACCGTTTACCATTGACGGCAGCGAGGCGGTTGTGACGGTCACGCAGTACAATATGCCGCAGAAAGGCCAGCTTACCATCACAAAGACCGGAGAAGTATTTGCTTCTGTCCAGGAAAACGACGGACTGTACCAACCGGTATATGAGGTTGCCGGACTTCCTGGAGCGGTCTATGATGTGATCGCAGATGAAGATATTTATACCGGTGACGGTACCTTGCGGGCAGAAAAAGATACGGTTGTGGAAACACTTACGACCGGCGAGGACGGCACAGCGAAAAGCGGGTCTCTCTATCTTGGCCGTTATCGTCTGGAGGAACGTCAGGCGCCTTCCGGCTGTGTGTTGAATCCTCAACCGGAATATGTGGAACTGACCTATGCGGGTGAGACCATAGAGGTTACACAGACAGCGGCCGGTCTTTATGACGAACGCCAGAAAGTGGATGTCACACTTTTCAAGGCAATGGAGACCGATGACCTGTTCGGTCTTGGCATGAACGAGGAATATAAGGATATTTCCTTTGGACTTTATGCTTCCGCAGACCTGACGGCGGCAGATGGCAGCGTAATCCCGGCAGGTGGACTTCTGGAAGTGGTCTCTGTTTCGTCTGAGGAATCCGGCGGTTACAGCGCTTCCTTCGCTTCCGACCTGCCTTTTGGCAGCTATTATGTCAAGGAACGCACAACCAACGGCGCCTATATCCTTTCGGATCAGGAATATCCGGTTGTCTTTGAGTATGCTGGTCAGGAAACCGCCCTGGTACAGATCCTTGTCAATGAAGGCGAGGCTGTTTCCAATGAACTTCTCCGTGGGCGTGTAGACGGTGTAAAAGTCGGGGAAAACCCGGAAGGCGGCGAGGATGTCACGCTTGCCGGTGCGCTCATGGGTCTGTTTAGACCTGATACCGAAGAATTTACTGAAGAAAATGCGCTGCTTACTGCTATTACCGGAAAAGACGGCAGTTTTTCCTTTGAGAACATTCCTTACGGACACTGGATCGTCAAGGAGATCTCTGCCCCTGACCTTTATACGGTAAGCCCGCAGCAGCACCATGTATATATCGGTGCAGACGGACAGCATATCGAGATCCGTGTGGAAAACACCCTGATCCGCGGCAGTGTGCAGGTAACTAAAACCGAAGCTGTGGAGGAACCGTCCCCTGTGGAAAAGGAGGATAAGAAAGACAAGAATTCTTTCCTGCGCTTCCTGCCCGGTGCAGTGTTCGACCTGTATGCGGATTCCAACGCCAACCAGGAATATGATCCTGACGATCAAAAGATCGGTACGCTGAAAGAAACCGATGCAGGCTATCATACGGCGGAAAACCTTCTGGCTGGCGGCTACTTTATCAAAGAAAGCAAAGCGCCGGAGGGCTATCAGCCTGACTCAAACGCTTACTATTTTTCCATCACAGAAGATGGACAGGTCGCAGTTGTGGAAAATGGAGAAGCCGGGCACGGGTTTACCAATGAGGCTTACCGCGGCAACTTAAAGATCACAAAGGATTCCAGCGACGGGCGCAAAGATGGTTTTGCCATCGAGGTTAAGAGTGCGGACGGCTCCTACTGCGAGACATTCACCACTCCAAAATCCGGCGTGATTGAAGTTAAGGGCCTTCGTGTCGGTATTTATACCGTAACAGAAGTTGCAAACCGGGCAAGCAAGGATTACATCATTCCTGATGCCGCTACGGTGGAGATCAAGGCAGATCAGACATCTACAGTCCAGTTCTTTAATGAAAAACCGGAAAAGCCGGATAACCCAAAGAACCCGGAAAAGCCTTCTGTTCCCTCCAATCCTTCCACCCCTCAAAAGCCGGTACCGCAGACCGGGGATGATCCGTATATTTTCCTGTATGGCGGACTGCTGGCAGCCGTACTGATCGGTGGCAGCGTATTTGCTGTGTATTATTTCAAAAAGGGAAAATACAGCAGGACTTCCCCGAAAAGAACGGCTGTCGGGGTTTCTGTCCTTTCACTCTGCGTTCTGGTGGCTCTTGGCAGCGGTTTTTTGGTGTTCCGTGACTTGAACCAGTATGCTGAGAGTAAAGATGCCTATCGAGATCTTGCCGGATATGTGGAAGTACCGGAGCAGACAGCTTCCCCGGAGTCGGCACCCGATCCGACAGAACCAAAACGGGACGATGCCGATATTGTCCTGCCTTCGGTAGACTTTGAAACGCTCCGTGAAAATGGACCGGACATCATCGGATGGCTTTCTCTTCCTGATACGGTGCTCAATTATCCGGTGACGCATACCGACAACAACGAGTATTACCTGAACCATCTTTATGACGGGACCTATAACAAGGTTGGCTGCCTGTTTGCCGACTATGAAAACCGGGCAGATTTTTCAGACCGCAATACGATCATTTACGGTCATAATATGCGGGATGGTTCCATGTTTGCCTTGCTGAACCGGTACGATGAACAAAGTTACTTTGATACTCACAGGCAGATGTATCTCGTTACTCCGAAGGGGGGTTATGTCATGGAGATCTTTACGGCATTTGCAGCAAAACCGGAAGAATCCGGCAGTAAAACTTCTCCCTGGCAGCTTTCCTGGAAGGATGACGGTGCTTATACTACCTGGCTTACAGCTATGAAGGAACGTTCTGCGGTGGAAAGTGATGTGACTGTGACCTGCAGCGATAAGGTACTGACCCTTTCTACCTGTACGCCGGGCGGCACAGGACGCTTTCTTGTCATGGGAAAACTCGTGAAAGTAGATAACGAAATATAGATTTTAGACGGTGCGGGGGCAAAAGCTCCCGCACCTGCTGTTTACAAGGAGGATTTTATTTTATGGTAAATACCATGATTTCCATTCCCGGCTATGTCCATCTTTACCGCTCGCTTTTGCGGTTTTACGACATGCCGGAAAATGAAGTCCGGGAAATGCTCTATCTTCTGAATACGGCAAACCTGGACTGCTATGAGTATTATCACCCGGACCGCAGTGTGATCCAGAGCGGACCGGTCGCTTTTTGCGGATGGCTGGAAACGAAAGACTGCCGCCCTTACCGCACAGAGGTACAGCTTTACAAATCGCTGCTGTTTTTGAAGCGCAGCATTGACCGTGACCTGATCGTATCAGCTCAAAGGGAGGCTCTGCAAACCCTGCGCTGTATTATCTCCAATCTGGAATACCGCTTTTATAAAGCCTATGGCATGGAGATCGAGGACAAACGCACGGTCTATGGGGAATGTACCTACCGTCTGGTTCCCAGGGAGGATGAACCCAGCGTGTGCCTGATGCACGACTGGATCTACCTGCCAACTGCCTGATGTCACGAATAATATATAAAATATGTGACATATATGAAAACTGTACTGCCTTGCAAAATTTTTGATTTTTGATGTATAAATCAGATTTTTAATGGGAACACTCAAAATAAGAGGAATAGGACCTATTGCAATCATGTCACGAATAATATATAATATTCGTGACATGAAGGGAGGCGGTATTGTGGACAACGGATATACAAAACGAATACGAGAGCGTGTTCTTTCTCTTGAAGATGGAACTGTTTTTGTGATGTCTGATTTTGCGGATATTGCAGATACATCCACTATTCGTCAAAGTTTAAGCCGTTTAGTGCAATCAGGAACATTGCGCCGTATTTTGAAAGGAGTTTATGAAAAACCAAAATATAGCAAACTTCTGGATGAATATGTGGCGGCAGACCCGGAAGCGGTGGCGAACGCATTGGCACGAAGTTATCACTGGACGATTGCCCCATGTGGGAATACAGCATTGAACCTGTTAGGTCTTTCAACACAGGTAACAGCAGTATGGTCCTATATCAGCGATGGTCCATATAAGACCTACGAGTGGAACTCTACAAAGCTGGAATTTAAGCACCGGACCAATAAGGAGATTACCGGATTGTCCTATATGACAAGTTTGGTTATACAGGCATTAAAAACGCTTGGCAGATCGAATGTTACGCCAGAAGTCATACAGATGCTTTCCGAAAAACTGACAGACAAGGATAAACAGGCTTGTTTGAAGGAAGCAACCGAGTCTACGGATTGGGTTTACGATACGATACGGCAGATTTGTGGAGGTGAAAAGGTACAATGAGAAATATAGCAAGACTTTCAGATAACGACCGCAGGGAGCTGTTCAGAAATACAGCAGATAAAATGGGGCTGAATGATGCCATCGTGGAAAAAGACTTTTGGGTATGTTTTACGCTGGATTATTTATTTCACCGCTCACCATGGAAAGAGTCCATCACCTTTAAGGGAGGTACCAGCCTTTCAAAAGCCTTTCACCTGATCAGCCGGTTTTCAGAAGATATTGATTTGATTCTGGACTGGCGTGTATTGGGATATGGCAAAGATGAACCATGGGAGAAACGTTCCAATACAAAACAGGATGCTTTTAACAAAGAAGCCAATGTGCGTGCAGAGGTATTTCTGTCCGAAACATTCTGCCCGGCAGTCAAAGCCGGCTTATCCCAGGAAATCGGTTGTGAAGCAAATGTCTACATAGATGAAAAGGATAAACAGACGGTCATTTTCGCCTATCCGCACCTTTTTACGAATACGGCGACTTTACAGGTGATCCGTTTAGAGATTGGTGCGCTGGCAGCGTGGACTCCTGCAAAAACAGCGCTGATCGAACCATACGCGGCAAAATATTATCCGAAGATTTTTGAGCAAAAAGAAACCGCAATCCTTACCGTTGCCCCGGAACGGACCTTCTGGGAAAAAGCCACAATCCTGCACCATGAAGCGAACAGACCGGAACATTTGGAAATGCCGCAGCGGTATTCCAGACATTATTATGATCTCTACCGCATGGCTGCAACACCGGTCAAAGAAGCTGCTTTTTCCAGGCTGGATCTCCTGAAGAAAGTTGTAGATTTCAAAATGAAATTCTATCCCAGAGCATGGGCGAAGTACCCGGAGGCTGTGCCGGGCACATTAAAATTACTCCCGCCGGAATATCGGTTCGCAGCATTGGAAACGGACTATAACTCTATGCAGGATATGTTGTATGGGGATATTCCGACATTTGAGACAGTCATAGCAGCGGTCCAGGAACTGGAAAAAGAGATCAATACACTATAAACAATTACATATCCATTTATTTGCCGGCTATTCTAAGATGCTTTAGAATAGCCGGTTTCTTGTTTTCAAAGGAGGGATGCTATATTACGCAAAATGAAGTCAATGCCGTTTTTGACGAACAGGTGCGGCTCTGTGCTGATACCTTGAAACGGAAAACCAAAGAATACACCGGGGATGATCCGGACCGGCTGGGTGCATTTAAGGCAGCGGCAACTTTACAGCACACAACGCCCCAGCGTGCCCTTGCCGGTATGCTGGCAAAGCATATTGTTTCTCTATACGATATGTGCTTTGCCGAGGAAACAGTTTATCCGATGGACACATGGGACGAAAAGATCACAGACAGTCTTAACTATCTGTTCTTACTGAAAGCGATTGTAAAGGAGGGACATACCAATTAAACAGATTGAAGTAAAAATTTTGAACTGCCAGGCGGTAGCGGAAGCAGAAAAAAACATGGTCTTTGCGGCAAGACTTACCCAGCAGGGACATAAGATTGCCTCAATGGACGACCTGATGGAGCTCTACGAAAAATCATTCAGCGTTCAGACAGTAGCAGCTATGGGGGCGCTTCCCCATCCTACCATCCAGAAATTTGCGGTGATCACGGTAGCCATTGTCGGCGCCAGCAGGCGTTTTCTGGCGCAGATCACCCGCCACCAGAACGAAGTAAAATTTATGAGTGCATCGCTGCAGTACAGCAACTATACGGGACAGGCGGATTTCGCTGTCCCGTATTCTATTATGACGGCTCCGGCTGTGGTACAGGAGCTGTACTTAAAAAGTTGTAATGAAAGCATGAAATGTTATGAAGCCCTGTGCACTGCCGGAAGCGGGCACGATGCGGCCGGCTATGCCACGCCCCAGGGATTACGGAATGTACTGCTCATCAGCGCCACCCCTTATCAGTGGAAACATATCATCGGCCAGCGGGTATGCCGAAGAAATACAGATGAAACAAGGATCGTGCTGTTAAAGGTCTGGAAAGAACTTTATGACCTAAGCCCTGCCTTGTTTGCCCCGTCACTGACCGGGCCTTTCTGTCAGTTGGATCGATGTCTGGAAGGGAAAATGACCTGCGGGCGAAAACTGCAGGCAGATATGACGCCAGAGGATATTTTAGAAAAAGACTATCCCGCTCTTTGGGAAGGAGGCTGCCGATGAAAATAAAACTAATCGATTTTGGCGTGCCGGAGCACCAGCGTCCTTACCGTCCTCATGGCAATGATGCCGGAGCAGATGTTTATCTGCCCTATGACTGCACCTTACAGCCCGGAGAAATCGCCAAAATTCCTCTTGGCTTTGGACTGGAAATACCGGATGGGTATGCGGGATATATCTTTCCCCGTACCAGTATGGCGGTAAAAGGTCTGGTCTGTGAACTGCCGCCTGTGGATTCCGGCTACCGAGGAGAGATCCATGCGATCATCAGCAATGTAAGCAATCAGGCGCAGTCTCTTTTTAAGGGAGCCCGTATCGGGCAGCTTGTGATCACGCCGACTGTCATTGCGGATTTTGTAACAGATCTGGGAACAGAGCGAGGAACCGGCAGCTTTGGCAGTACCGGCGAATAGAAAAAGGCTGTTTGGGGAACAGTTTTTGAATACTTATCGGTATAGGGAGCGGACATTTCGAGAACATTATAAAATATAATAAAGAAAGTCACGAAAAAAGCGGCCATTACCGTGACCGCCTACTTTCTGCTATTGAGTTCTTTCATAATACCAAGGATATATTGCATGGATTGAGGATCAAGCTGTCTTGCCTCTGCAATGAATTCCTTCAAGGTTTCCGGGTAAGTATTTCCTTCGTCAAAGAATTCCTGCGGAGTCACACCCAGATATTCGCAGATGTAGAAAAAAGACTGCATAGCGGGAAGTGACTTTTTATTCTCAATATTATTGATGTAGTTGTTTGCCTGACCTAACGATAAAGACATATCGCGTGCGGAAACTCCTTTCTGTGTCCGCAGCTTCGCTAATCGTTCCGGGACAAAATCTTCATACATCGCCTTCACCTCCCATTCTGTAATAGATTGTACCTTACACCCCTTTATTATCCGCAAAGAGAAAAAGGGTATTATCGTTGACTTGCTAAATAAAATCTATTACTATGTGAAAAGTGAAGAAATTTACCTATCAGATGGAGGGATGACCGATGAAAGGAAAGACTTGCTGTGTTACCGGACACAGGGATTTGCCGCAGAATGAGATCAACAAAATAAAAGCCGCTTTGGAACATGAGATCGATGCTGCCGTTACAGATGGATTTACCTGTTTTATGAGTGGCTTTGCAGATGGCGTGGATCAGTATTTTGCAGAGCTGGTGTTGGAAAGAAAGCAGACTAATCCGGCGCTGGAGCTGATCGCAGTGATCCCTTACCGCAAACGTCTGGACAGCCTGAATAAGAAAACAAGAACCCGTGAACTGCTGGAGGCTTGTGCGGATGTTGTTGTCATACAGGAAAAATATCTCCCAAGCGTCTACTCCCACAGAAACCGCTATATGGTGGAGCACTCCGACCGAGTGATCGCTGTATATGACGGACGGGAAACCGGCGGTACGGCAAAGACGATCCGCTTCACCCATCGGATGAAAAAGGAACTGCGGGAAATCCCGGTTGGAGAGATCGTCCTGCCGGATCACTTGAAACCAAAAACAAAATAGATACCTGTTGATGCGCTCACTTTGAAGTGGGCGTTTTTCTTTACCCATTTTTAGGAGGAATGCTTATGTGGAACCTGATTTCACATTTCCTTACCTTTGCCGGAGGAATGGCTTCCGGCGTTATGTTGATGTGTCTTATGCAAACCGGAAAACTTGCGGATAAAGAATTTGAAACTATGAAGGAGGAATAAAAATTGAAACTTGTGATTGCAGAAAAGCCCTCTGTTGCTATGTCACTGGCAGCAGTATTAGGCGCAACGGAAAGAAAAGACGGTTATCTCGAAGGTTCCGGCTATCTGGTGAGCTGGTGCGTGGGACATCTTTTGGAACTGGCACAGCCGGAGGCTTACAAAGAACAGTACGCCAAATGGCGGTATGAGGATCTTCCGATCCTACCGGAAAACTGGAAATATGAAGTGCCAAAGGATAAGAAAACGCAGCTTGCCCTTTTGTGCCGGTTGATGAAGGACAAACGGGTGGATTCCGTGGTATGCGCTACGGATGCCGGGCGTGAAGGAGAACTGATCTTCCGTCTGGTCTATGAATATGCCGGATGTAATAAGCCTATGGAACGCCTTTGGATTTCCAGTATGGAGGATGCGGCGATCCGTGAGGGTTTTGACCATCTCCGTCCCGGCAGTGATTACGATAAACTCTATGATGCGGCAGTATGCCGGGCAGGAGCCGACTGGCTGATCGGGATCAATGCCACCCGGCTTTTTTCTGTCCTGTATGGTGTCACACTAAATGTCGGCCGTGTTATGTCACCGACGCTGGCACTTTTGGTACAGCGTGAGTCGGATATTGAATCCTTCATCAGCAAGCCTTTTTATGTGCCGGAAATCACCTGCGGAGGTTTTACTGCTTCCGGCGAAAAAATGACGGAACGATCCGAGGCTGAAAAAATCCGTATGGACTGTGACCACAACTCCGCTTTTGTGCGTTCTGCGGAAAAGCAGGTAAAAACTATACAGCCTCCCCGCCTTTATGACCTTACAACTCTGCAAAGGGAATGTAACCGTATTTATGGCTATACGGCTCAACAGACCCTTGATTATGTGCAATCTCTCTATGAAAAGAAGCTGGCAACCTATCCGAGAACGGACAGCCAGTATTTGACGAAGGACATGCAGGCAACCGCCGCTTCCCTGATCCTATGGCTGCGTGACAATATGCCCTTTGGAAAAGGCTGCGCCGGAGAGCCGGACATTGACCGGGTAACAGACGACAGCAAAGTGACCGACCACCATGCCATCATCCCAACTGTGGAGATTGCACGGACAGACCTGTCGGAGCTTCCTTCCGGGGAGCGGGATGTGCTTACCCTGCTTGCCGTCAGACTGCTTTGTGCCACAACGCAGGTACACCGATTTGAAGCGGTCACCGCTATATTGGACTGCCAGGGATATACTTTTACGGCAAAAGGAAAGACTATTTTACAGTCCGGCTGGAAAGAGGTGGAACGGATTCACCGTATGAGTATCAGGCAGAGTGAAACGGAACACAAAGAAAATGAAGCTGTCGCTCTCCCTGTGCTGCAGGAAGGACAGACTTTTGAAGCTGTATCAGCAAGTCTCCGTGAAGGGAAAACTTCACCGCCGAAACACTATACGGAGGACACACTGCTGTCCGCTATGGAGACTGCCGGTGCGGAAGATATGCCGGAAGATGCCGAGCGTAAAGGATTGGGTACTCCGGCTACCCGTGCGGCAACACTGGAAAAGCTGGTTTCTGCCGGATTTGTACAGCGAAAGAAAAAGCAGCTCATTCCTACGGAAAAAGGAAAGAACCTGATCGCAGTCCTGCCGGACAATATCAAATCTCCCATCTTAACTGCAGAATGGGAATCCATGCTGAAACAAGTGGAACATGGCGAACTGTCGGCAACATCTTTTATGGATCAGATTGCAGATATGAGCCGGACGCTGGTAAAAGAACATACTACCCCGGAAGAACGTTTTGCGGATCTGTTTCCTTCTTCCAGAGGAACTGCACATGAAGCCGTAGGGGTATGTCCTCGCTGCGGAGCCCCGGTATATGAAGGAAAGAAAGGTTTTTTCTGCGACAACAGGGAATGTTCTTTTGCTCTTTGGAAAGATAACCGTTTCTTTTCCAGCAAGAAAAAATCCATCACAAAGTCTGTGGCAGCGGCTCTTTTGAAAGAGGGCCGTATTTCTATGTCCGGGCTTTACAGTGAAAAAACAGGAAAGACCTATGATGCGGAAGTGATTCTGGATGATACCGGCGGTAAATATGTGAATTTCAAGCTGGAATTTCCAGTAAAGAAAGGCAGGCGTAAATGAGCGATCGAAAAACCTTTGAATATGGCGGTTATCACTTCACGCCCATACGAAAATTTCACAAAAAAGAAGGCGACTTTTTCGCCATATCGAAACGGCTGGCAAGTGACCCCAACTTAGGGCTGTGTACCTATCAGGATCGGCAAAAAGCACCTTATGATTACAAAGACTTTTATACCGTTTCAACAGACAAAGAATGTGATATTTTCCGCTGCGAAGAAAATGGATTGTTGTATGTACCAGGAAAAAATGAACTTTTTATTTACCATGAACCAAAACAGAAAAAGCGGAACTCTATCGCCGATGCCCTTTCACAGCCCAGGAATGTTACTGATACAACCGAAATTTCCAGCGGTCGGCAAAGCAGAGCCCCAGAAAGGTAGGCGTTATGGCGGAGAGAGAATTGAACCGCTCGGAGCGGGCTACGATCCGAAAGCTGGTTACGGAGCTTTGCGCCAACTATGACTCCCAGGATAAGATCTGCCTTCCTCTGGACAGCCCTTGTTACATGCTGAATAAATGGTGGACCGGTGCTTATTGCAGGTACTTTGAAAAAGCGGTGCTGCCGGTGGATGCAGCACTGGAATCAGCCATTACCGGCGAGGACACCTCCATGAGACAGAAAATATGCCCTGTGTGTGGAAAGGCATATCTTCCTACAACCAGCCAGGCATATTGTTCCGCTGCCTGCCGGGTCTATGCAAGACGGAAATCCGAGCGGGAACGCAAACGCCGGAAGCGGCAAAACCAACCATGA